AGGAACCACACAGCGGATCTATAAGCTCGCCTCTCCATACTTGTCGAGTGAATTGGCGTTAATCAAGTATGCTCAAATTGTTAATCAGCTTATACTTTGTCACCCGAACCATCCGCCTATGATGCTGACTCTTATCTTGGCGACGAAGTGGACACTTACTGGTATAACATTCGGATCGACTGTAGGAGTACCAACGGGAGTAGCGGTTGCAACGACGAGTGCTGGAACAGTTCATTATGCGTATGTAGTGACTTCTGTCGATTCTAATGGTCAAGAAAGCTCTCCTAGCTCGCCTTATGCAACGGTGTCCGCGGCCGATATGCACACTACGCAACTAACCAACACGGTCACTTGGACGCCTCCTGTGCAGACCTCGGCTTTTCCGGGCGTTCCAGTGAGCTATAATGTCTATAAAGCTAATGAATCTTATGCAGGGGCGGTGCCATTAGGAAGTCAGTTTGGTTTTATTGGGAATGCTACTAGCACAACGTTCATAGACTCAGGGACTCCACCGAACTTCGAGCTTAGCCCTCCTGTCATTGCTACTGCGGCCGGTAGCATTTCTTTGGTCAACATTACCGCTCCCGGCTCATATACAGTAGTACCAACGATGACCGTGCCACCGCCAGCATCGGGAACGCAAGCGGTATTTCAACCTTGGTTATCAATTTCCCTTGCAGCAGGGGCACCAACTGTCGCGGGTGGTGCTGGTGGAAGCGTCAACGGTGGTTATGTCGTTGGACAAGCCGTTAACTTTCCTATTCCTGGTTCTACTATTCCGGTAACTTTGGTTGTTGCTTCGGCGGTTGTGATTGGTGGGATTAGTTATGTTACCGCTTGGAACGCCGTTAATTATCCAGGTGCCTCTGCTGGTCAAACGTTTGCTAATCCACCTCCGAATCCAATTCAAGGTCATGCTGGCTTCTCCAATCAATTTGCCTATGCTAACGTTGTTTGGGGCGTTGGTGGAGCGAACATAACGGTTGCTGGCTCGGGCTATGTTGTTGGGGCTCCTCCAGCCGTTACCTTCACTCCTGCTGGAGCAACGGCGACTGCGGTTGTTTCTGGTGGGACTTCTGGCGGTGTCGATCCACTTAGCCTTGGCAATCCAACTGTCCCAACTTTCTTTCAGCAACGGCTCTATCTAGCTGCACCGCCGCAGGGAGTTCAAACATTCTTTGGGAGTCAACCGGGAAGCTTCTTCAACTTTAATGTTAGCAATCCAATTCAAGCTGACGATGCTATTGAAGGCTCGATTGTGTCTAACACCTTGAACACGATTCGGTCTATGGCTGCAATGCCAACCGGCTTGATGATGCTCTGTGACCGCCAAGCTTTTCTTCTGGATGGTGGATCGGCTGGATCGCCTGTTACGCCGATTGATGCCGTTGCCCATTCTGAAGCATACAATGGTGTTTCGGACATTCCGCCGTTACTGGTTAACTACGATATCCTCTACGTTCAATCTAAGGGATCTATCGTCCGTGATTTAACCTTCAACTTCTACACTCAGATCTATACTGGAACCGACATCTCGGTTCTTTCAAGTCATCTGTTCTTCGGCAAGCAAATCAAGGAGTGGGCTTGGGCAGAAGAACCATATAAGGTTGCTTGGGCCGTTAGAACCGATGGGATCATGCTTTCACTGACTTTTCTTAAGGAACAGGAGGTTGTTGGTTGGGCAAGGCATGATACCAATGGAAATTACATGTCGGTTTGCTCGGTGACAGAAGCGGCGAATGCTGGTCCAACGATGGGGACTGTAGACGTTGATGCTACTTATGTGGTTGTCCAACGTTTCATCAATGGAATGTGGAATCAATTCATTGAAAGGATTGCTGATCGGTTTATCCTTGGAGCAGCTGTGAATACATGGGCTGTGGACTGTGCTCTTCAATATACTGGGAATCCAGCTACAACGATTACTGGACTTTGGCACTTGGTTGGACAGACTGTAACCGGACTTGCAGACGGAAAAGTGATTCCGCCACAGGTGGTTTCGGCTCAAGGGACGATAACGTTAAGCACGCCCGCTTCGGTTGTGGTCCTTGGGCTTGGTTATACTTGTCAACTTCAGACGCTTCGTCTTGATACTGGTGATCCGACGATTCAAAGCAAGCGAAAGAAGATTCCGGCCGTAACGGTTCGAGTTGAGGATGCACTTGGATTGACGATTGGAAAGACTTTTTCTGCTGGCTCACAGGTTTCAATGAAAGATCTTGTTGTTGGGAACGTTGGAACAATGTCCAATGGAGTTGTGACTGATCTTGTTACTGGTGACGCTAGAACGGTTCTTGATCCTTCTTTTGATGTGCCGGGACAGTATTGCATTCAACAGAGTCAACCGCTTCCTGCAACGGTTCTTGGAGTCATGCCGGAAGTGGATCTTGGGGACACGCCAAAGTGACAGTAGTCGCTATTGATCGCATTCGAGATAGCCTCAATATTCAGGAGATAATCAGTCATTCTCCAGTGGCGGGCATTGTCGGCGCAGATAAAAAGTTAATGATGGCTTTGAGGATAAGTGAAGTTTCTTGGGTTGGAAGGGTCGACAACGAAGTTGTATGCGTTTGGGGATTAGTTCCGCCAACAGTGATGTCGAACAATGCGTATCTTTGGTTGCTAACAACGGACAAGGTGGATAATCATCAATTTCTGTTCGTGAGGCATTCTCAGTTAATGGTCGATATGATGTTGCAGGATTATGAGATATTGGTCGGGAACTGCAACATTAGACAGCCAAAGAGCATTCGTTGGTTAAAGTGGCTTGGAGCAAGGCTTGGAGAGCCAAATGGAGAATGGATTCCGTTTCAGATAAGGAAGAAGAATGGCTGATCCTGTCTCTTTAGGGGTGATTGCTGTTGGCGGGATGGCTGCAAGGGCCGCTGGCGGCATCGTTCAGGGCATGGGTCAGCTTTATTCCGGCCAAGCCCAAGCGCAAATGTATCAGTATCAAGCTGGCGTTGCGCGATTGAATAGGCAGATCGAACTTCAGAATGCCGAATACGAGTACAAAGTTGGCGATGTTGAGGCTCAACAATCGGGAATGAAGACACGTTTTGAAGTTGGTCAAACAAGGGCAGCACAATCGGCGAGTGGGCTTGATATGGGTCGAGGAACCTCGCAGAACGTCATTACCGCCGAACTTGACGTTGGAGCGCAGCAGCAGGGAATCATTCGAGCCAATGCCGCTAGGCGGGCTTATGGACATCAGGTTGAAGCCGTTAAGTATGAAGCTGAAGGAAGTCTTGACATGATGGCAGCAGATCGAGCAGTAACGGCAAGTAAGTATTCTGCGGTTGCTTCGATTCTCGGAGCGGCTGGTGGAGTTAGTTCCGACTATATGAGCTACAAGAAGACATTTGGATAATGCCTAGGGTACCGACAGCAGCGGCAGAATACCGACCGTACTCAACGGCTCAACCGACTACGGAAGGGCCACGGCCGCTCCATATCCAAGCGCCATTTGAAGAGGCGTTTGGCGTTAATATTGGCCGTGCTATGGCTGGCCTTGGTGGGGAGGTTAGCAAGACTGGGCAAGAGTTATTCCAAAGGGCAAATGCGCTTCAAGAGCTTCAGAACGAAAGTGATGCCAGAGAGAAAGCCAGTCAAGCGATTGATGCAGGAGCAACGCCTCAAGAACAATATTTGGCAACGGAAGGAAAGGACGCAAGGGACACATTACAATCGCATTTGGGGAATATGCGAGGCATTGAGGATCAATACCGTGGTCAGTTAACGAATGAGAGTGCAAAGCGTCATTATGACACATATATGTTCGCTCATTCTCGTTCAAACGTTAAGACCTCTATTGGCCATGCAGCGAGGCAAGACAGAGCATACCACGATCAAACGGTTGAAGCGATTGCCGATAATGCTGCCGCTGACCTGTACAGAAGTCCCGATGCTGACAAGTTGGATGCATATTACGCGAAGATTGAGGAGGATGCTAAGACAAAGGCGGGATTAAAGGGCGTTCCTGACGATGATCCGATAATCGAGAAGTGGAAACACGACAAGAAACTGAAGGGAATAAGCAATTATCTTAAGGGAATGGCCGACATTAAGCCAATAAAGGCCCTCGATGACTTTGAGAAATCCATTGATGCCGGAGTTATTGAAGGGGATGAAGCTGCAAGGGTGCAAGCGTACATTTGGAATCGGTATGCTGGAGCGATTGGAAGGAACAAAGAAAAGGAAATCAATGGGGATCTGTACGATAAGGACGTAGCAACGCATAAGCCAGAGAAAACATTAGGTGAAAGAACGAATGAGGCATTGAAGTGGATTGACGAGCAGAATTACCCTGAAGGCCTAAAGGAAATGGTAACGGAGAAATTGCTTAACAACGTTCGGGCTGGTTATGGTAAATATGAGAAGGACGTTGTGGACATTAACAAGCGGAACTTTGACGTTGTTAAGAATGCACTAAACGGTTATGACCAGAATGGTCAGCCAGGGGCATTGCCGATAAGCGAGGACGAGATTAGAGCTAAGGGAACGAAAGTCAGCTTAGCATTGGATGCCCTTCGAGAACAGTCTCCTAGCCTTTATGCCAGCCTTATGAGAGCGGCTGAGCATAATGCAAGGAAGGATGTTGCCCCAACGAAAGAAGGGGACATGATGTATAGGGGATTGCACGGATTGGCAGACGAGCATCCAGATCAATTCGTTGCTGTTAATCTCTGGGACGAGAAGTACGACAAACTAACCAGAAGTCAACGGGATAAGCTATTCGATCTTCAAGACAAGAAGAAGCTGGCTCCAGAGAAAGATCCGAACGTTTCTAGGGCCGTCAGGATAATGAAGGATGCTGGAATCTGGCCACAGAACCTGACTGAAGCAACTGATCCAACCGCGTATCATTGGCTGACCGGTTCCTTACAGCTTGAAATAAAGGCTATGACTGGCGAGGCATTAAAGCCTCCAAGTGACGAAGAGATTCGAACGTTGGGTAAAGCTTTAACGGCTGAGGTTCCGGGCACTGCTAGCTGGCTAACTTTTGGCTTGGGAAAGAATGACCCTTATTACCAGAATCTGTGGCAGAACATTCAGAAAGAAGGAGTTCCTGAGGGAGCAGCCGATATAATCCGTCGGGACCATCCGGATTGGAATGATGACAAGATTCAGGAACAATACATCGCGAACTTGATTAAGATGCAATACAAGAAGCAACTGGAGACTAAAACTCCGAAAGGCCCAATAAAGGTTGTACGATAATGCCAACGGCTCTTGACCCAAGAAGCGACCAAGAAATCGCTGAAAGCATCAATAGAGATTATGAGCAACAGAACCAATGGCGTATTCAACGGGCTCCAGACTTTGAGGCTGACAAAGCAGCCAAAGCGGCGGGAATTGCTGAGGATACCGGCATTGATCCGATAGATGCTGCTAGGAATCTCGATGAAGTTGCCAAGGCGCATAAGCAGAATCTAACCCATAATATCATCCATTTCGATCCGAACCTTCAATCGTACCTTGAATCGCATCCCCTCGCTGCCAGCGTTAGCCAGAACGATTGGCATAATCTTTCTGACTTCTCCGACTTTATGAAGAAAGCTTATGGTCCTGGACTAGAGGTGCTAAAGAGCACTCCAGGCGGGAGAATGTTATCCGATCCGAAACAGGTCTTTTCGGATACTTGGGACATTGCTAAGTCGGGATTCCGTCAACTTGTTGAAGCTGCAAAGCCAGGGATTACTCCAGAGACAGAAGAAATTGTTCAAACGACCATAAAGAAATGGCAGGAGCAGGGAATAGATCCGAAAGTTATCGAGCGGCAAGCTGACCTATTAAGGAAGCAACTTGGTCGAGGCGAGATGGTTCAAGCGTTGTTTGCACCAGCGCAAATCGCGATTTCACCAATTCTAGGAGCAGGTAGAACAGCCGTCACGAGGCCTCTTGCTGAGTACCTTGGTGTTCCTATTGATACGGTTGAAGGCTACGCGATGGTGCTGTTGGCACTGGCAGGAGTCAAGGGCGCGAGAGATCTTGCAAAGGCTGACCCCGCTAAAGTTGGACAAGTAGCGGACAAGGTTGAGCCATTCGTTAAAGCTGAAGAGAACGTTCCGGTTGGTGTTGATCCATTGATTGATGAGGGGAAGGCGAGAGAGGCACAACTAGATGCCCAACACTTTGACGATATCGAATCGGCCGCTGACCGTTCTGAGACGCGCGAAATCTCGCCGGAGATATTTCAGAATCTCCCGAGGATCATCGCCAAGGATGCAAAGATTGGGATACCCTACGACGCAATTCGTAGAATTTATGGCGACAAGGAACCTTCCCCTGAGGACAATTTACTTGGACGGGTACCGGATATTCTTCAGAAGATCCGCTCGGCCGCATCAACTGGCGGAGATGTTGAGATACCGGTCCATGATTGGGTCACATGGGTTGACAAAGAGATTAGAAAGGCCCTTGCAGATGACCGCAGGGTTCGGTCGTCCGGGTTAACTAAGGCCGAAGTTGAGAGCAAGAAAGAAACCGCTGAGCTTCAGGATAAGCATTTAGAGAATTTGGATGATCTTGCTGAATTTCGTCGGAAGGAATTTGACAAGACTGTCTTTGATCCGGCTAGAGAGGCTGAAAAGGATCAGGCTTATCAAGATTGGCAAGAAGCCAAAGCAGAACGCGATGAGTATGCTCGAAGGATAGGAAAAGAACCACCAACGCCGAAGCCTCCAGAAGCAGAAGATCCATACGATACCGTTCAACGGGCGGCAGGTCTAAAGCCAATTCCAGGTATTCTATTGACCCCAAGAGAATACTTTGAGAAGGGACCAAAAGGAATTTTTGGAGTTGAACCTGCAACGGAAGATATTGCACTTCCTGGTATAACAAAGGAAGGGATGCTTGAAAGAACTAGACCTTTAGGTTCGACTACATTGGAGAGAGCCCTCAATGAGATTCAAATCAATAAGGTGCAGGATTCTATATCCAATCTATATAAGGCGCTGGCAAAAAGGATCAAGGAGATATCTGGGGAAGTTCCAGTTCACATTGTCAGTAACGAAGAATGGTACAAAACTAGTTTAAGACTTGAACAAGGAGCTTATTATGACTCAATTCGTAATCATGTAGTTATCTCCGAATATGATTACATGGGTGGAGATCCAAGAGGCTTGCGTTGGATTATGCTCCACGAGTCCATCCATGCAATAACAACCAGGGCTATTTACAGGAATCCTAGTAGCGGTGCCTTGGCAAAGGGAGTAAGGGATCTGGTTGCTGAAGCGAATCCAGAATTGATAAAGAAGTTCGCTTACTTTATGGAAGATGAACACGAATTTATAGCGGGGATCTTTGATAGAGATTTTCAGCAGGCATTGATAGATACACCATTGAATGCAAGGATTGCCGAACGTCTTAATATGAAGGAATGGCGCGGCAAAACTATGTGGCAGGCCGCTGTTGAGTTCATTCGTAGAGTCCTGGGATTACCAGAAGAAGATACGAACGCACTTGAAGTAGCATTGATGGCCTTTGATCGAATAACTGAAGACCAAAAGAACATGTTTGGTCCAAGGGGAATAGAAGCTCCAAAGGCAGTACCAGAACGGAAGGCACCACCAAAACTGGGGGTGCAAGAGGCCAAGGCCGTCGGTGTAACAAAGGACATGCTGGCTCGTTGGGAGAAGCTGGTCAAGGCCGGGGAACTCAGGAAGAGCCAGAAGATACTAGAGCGGGCTCATAAGCTGGAGATGCGGCGGATGAGCAAAGAGTGGAGGGATAACCTCCCGGTTGTTGAGGCTGAAGAACGTGACTTACTGATGCAGCGACCTGAAATCGCTGCAATGGACTTCATGCGTAATGGTGTCTACTTGGGTAAGAAGATTGGAGCGCCACCAAAGTTGAACCGCGATGCTCTCAGTAAGGATCAACAAGGTGGCCTTCCTGATACCTTCATGAAGAAAGGAGGAATGGACCCAGACGAGATGGCGGGGATGTTTGGGTTCGAAACGGGCGACGAGTTCGTTCAGAACCTAATCGCGGTTTCTCAACGGCAGGGGAGGATTCCGTTCAGAAACTACATTCAAAGTCTGGTTGATGAGCAGGTTGCCTCTCGAATGGCTAATGAGTTCGGGGTTCCGGCCAAAGACATTCTCGATGGATTAAGACAGGACATTCTCCATCCTAGCGAATTGGATAGGTTGGCTGAAGAAACGTATCTCTTTGGTCAGAAGGCTGGCGTTGCTCAACCATTCATGAAGGAAGACTTTCAGCGGATGGCCGATGCTGCCCTCAATGACAAGCTGATGAAGGATATCTCAACCGAAAAATCCTTGCGCGAGAGTGGGAAAGCGGGGCGAGAGATTGAAAAGGAGATGCTCAAACAGAAATGGGACAGCGCGTATGAATGGGCACAACGACGGCAAATTGCGGCTCTCCAAGCTAAAGAAACGATGAAGTTGGAGAAGATGCGTAATAATGTCGAAAGGATAATGAAGCGGTTCAGCAAGACTGCCGTGCCTGGAGTATCCCAAGAGTACGTTCCGTTCATGCAAGAAATCGTTATGCGGCTTGAAGGTAAGATCGACATTGATCCAGTGAACCTTCAGAAGAATATGGAGCTAACCAAGTTTAAGACACTGAACGATTTTATCGACCATAAGCTGGCTAACCGAAGGAACATCCAAATTCCCGATTGGCTCCTTGACTCCAAGGAGATGCGAAACATTGATGAAATGACCGTTGAGGATTTTAGGGATATTCATGATTCGCTGAAGTCCTTGGAATGGAATGCCCGAATGGATGGGAAGATCTTCAAAGGCCAACAAGTGGTCGACCTTGATGAAACCATTGAGCGGATGGTGGAGAAGATTGAGGACGTTCTTCCGCCGATGCAACCGAAACATTTTCCATCTAAGTTCCTTCCCAAAGGCGTAGCTGCTACATCAGAAAGGGCGGTTGCGCTTTGGAATCAGGTTAGGGTTGCCCACTTGACGGCCGAAAGCATAATGAATCGGTTGGATCGGGGCAACATTAGGGGTGACTTCAATCAATTTGTCGTCAGGCCAATGGCTCAAGCCGCTGACAACGAACATTTGATGCTTCGTGAGTATCAGGCGAAGTTAAGAGCGGCGGTTGGCAAGATTCCTGGAGCAAACAAGAAGATCAAGAATGGACTCATTAAGGAGGGAATCTTTAGTGATGAGAACCTTCCCTTGCGTAAGCGGCAGGTTTTAGGGATTCTGTCAATCTATGGTGATCCAGTAGCAAGGGATAAGTTCATAAAGTCCCAACCAGGGATGACAGAACAATCGCTGGCAGCATGGTTATTCGATCCAAAACGGGGAATAACGAAGGAGGACTTAGATCGGCAGCAAAAGATTGGCGATCTATTGGAAGAACTGTTTCGTAAGGGCGATAGAATGTCCTATGAGACAGGGGGCGTTCCAATCAAGAAGAACCCTATTGAGCCGCTTACAACGCCTTATGGTACTTACCGCGGTTGGCATCACCCCATAGACTACCAGAAGTTCGGGCCAGATAGAGAACCAATAACCGAAGAGAAGATACTGGCGAATACAGTCAACCAACCGGGATTCAAACCGATTACGACGAATCGGGGATGGACCAAAGAACGGACTACTTTCGTTGGGGATCAAGAACTGGACCTTGATATCATTCCACAACGAATGAAGGAGATGATCCATGACATCAACTTCAGGCCAGCCATTCTTCAAGCCCAAAAGATCCTATGGAGAGAAGATCTTCAGAAAGCCATGTTAAAGCATCTCGGTAGGGAGGAAGTCAATTGGATGAAAGAATGGGTACGGGACGTTGCCAACGCTAACAATCAAGTTAACCTAGGACTGTTCGGAAGGGTGATAGAGGGCATTCGCCAGAACACGATTGGAACATTGATTGGATTCAACCTGAATGTCGTAGCGAAGCATTCTTTGACAGCCGGGATCAATTCATTGCAACAGGTTGGTCCCTTAAATTTCCTTCGAGAAGTAGCCCACATATGGGGAAAGAGCGACGAGGTTGGGAAGACGAACTGGCGCTTTGCAATGGACAATAGTGGAGAACTGGATCGACGAACCAAGACTTGGACCGAATACAGTCAAGGTCAAGCTCCAATGCACTTGCTGCGGTCGTCACCGCGGCAGGCAATGTTGGCTTTGGGCGGTCAGATGGTTGGATTCTTCGATTTGGCAACGGCGGTTCCGACTTGGAATGCTGCATACCGAAAAGCCCTTCGCGCAGGGGAAACCGTTGAGGATGCAAAGTACATTGCAGATACCAGCGTTAGGCAAGCGCATGGATCTTCGGCTGTAACGAACTGGCCAAAGGTAGCATCCAGTCGGAATCCAATCATCAAGTCATACGGTTCATTGTATAATTTCTTTAGTCACATTGGACAGAAGCAATACGAGATGGCATGGAGAGCAAAGGACGCTCGTTACGAATGGAAGAAGGGCGATGTTCAGGATGCGAAGCAGTTGGTGAAACCGCTTCCATTTATGTTTCTTTCGTATATTGCTGGTGTCGCTGCCGTTGAAGAGTTGGTTACCCCATTGTGGGATGATGAATCAAAGTCTTGGGGAGAAAAAGCTGCTCGTGGACTAGCTGCAACCGCATTCAGCATGACAAGTTCATGGATTGCCGTTCGATCGTTTATGCGTGATTTCTTTTGGGGGAGAGAAGGGCAACAGAGCATATTCGATACGAGCGAGAAGCTCGTCCTTGAATCTGTAAAGGACATTGTTGATTGGGCACAAGGGAAACCTTGGACTGGAGAACGGTCAGCAAAGGCGTTAAAGAACTTCATTATCACATTCGGCGTACTAACGGGACTAACGAATCAAACGGAAGCCAAGGCAGCGCAATATCTGTATCGGTACTATCATAACATGGAGCATCCATCAGGTGTTGGAGATTGGTTGCATGGATTGAAGGAGGGAACCGGAAAGCCAAAGCCTCTGCGACGGAGGCACCGTTGAGGCCAATAATCGTTATTTTAATAGTCATTCTTCTATTGATACTTGCGGGTTTATACACACGGATCGAAACGCAAGGTGAAGGAGAACCACAACTTTATGCAGGCGTTCCATTCAATGCCAAGCTGCTTGAACTGGATAAACGGGCACTTGATGACGCCTATCATGATCAGATAGTTAAGCTATTTGGAGTTTGGTTGACTCACGGAATCAATGATGCGTCAAACTTCCGTAGGGGCCTACAGAATACGCGAAAAGGCTACGAAATGGCTGCTGAACAAATTGCGAAGCGAGAGCAGGAGAGGCGATGATGAGAATAGTCATATCAAGTGGACACGGCAAGTACGTTCAAGGCGCTTCAGGTTATCTCAATGAAGTCGATGAAGCAAGGCGAGTCGTTGAGCACGTTGCAGACTATCTTGGAGATGCTGGCGTTAGCGTCGATGTCTTCCATGATGACGTTAGCAACGACGTGGACGAGAACCTCAATAGGATCGTTGACTTCCATAACAATCAAGCAAGAGATCTTGACGTTAGTGTCCACTTCAATGCCTTTGAGACAACTCATGAGCCAAGAGGAACCGAGACTTGGTACGCTTCGGATTCGGGAAAAGCGTGGGCCAAGAAGGTATCCCCACCTCTTGCAGCAGCGGGTCATTTCACTGATCGAGGGCCAAAGCATACAACTGGCTTGTTCTTCCTGAACCATACGGAAGAGACAGCAATCTTGATTGAAGTTTGCTTCGTTGATTCTTCGGCCGACGCTACTCTTTACGGAGAGCACTTTGATGCAATCTGTCGAGCCATCTCGGAGGCTCTATCAGGTGAAGAAGCCAAAGAGACAACACCGACAATCCAACCGCCAGAAGAATGGATGTTCCACACCTCAGGTAGATGCAGCCACTTTGGTGGTCCTGAAGATACTGGCGTGACGTTAGATGAAGGATTAGCGTTTATCTATGAATATGATGACGCACCACACTTGTTTCTTCCTACGCAACCAGAAGGAACAACTGGATTGGCTAGAAGATTGAATCCGGGAATCTTCTACGTCGCTTGCAGATGGGACTATGAGATAACGCCAAAGACAGCATTGCTTGATCCGTCTTACCAAGCAATCGTTCGGGCTAATGGTAAGGAGTTTCTAGCTTGGCCTGCCGATTGGGGACCAAACGAGAATACTGGGAGAGTGGCGGACCTGAGTCCTGGACTTATGGAGGCCCTGGGACTCAACACTGATGACGAGGTTGAGGTAATCTACCCGAACGCCTAAACTTGGGAAGGTTGTTGGCTCGGCCTTCCCTTCTTTTTCATTGAGCCTTGTAGGTTCGCAAACCTTCTTTGGTGATATTGACGGCCTTAATCATTCCACTCTGCTCCATAATCGCGAATACTTTGGTTATGGTTTGGAGGGGAATTAGATTCTTGGCGAACCGGAGTAACCTCATTTCATCAAGGCCATCAGGAAAGCCTTTAAGGTGATGATGTATCTCGTCCATAACCTTAGCATCCGCGATAATAAAGCCTTGAGTAAAGACGTTCGGCATTGCCAGTTCCACTTCGAGTAACCAACCCATAGCCTTATTGAAGTCTTCTTTGGTCAGGTAAAGGTCACCAACGCGATCAACGTTAGCAATCATGGTTAGCTTTAAGAGGTGACTGAACCGGCGGGAACAGTAATGTTCTAGCTTAGGATGCTCAGGCTTTGGTGGACAACCGAGAGTCTTCCAGTTGTTCATAGCGTTGGCGTATTCATCGTTCCAACCGCAGATTCCACTTAATGCGTTAATCACTTTAAGGTCGTGGATTAGATCGACAGCTTTCTCTGGCTTTGGGGTGTTGAAGATGTCAATGAGTGGTTGATCCTCAGCGTACACCATAATGACGCGGGACGTGAATCCTTGCTCCCAGGCGTAATCGGGAATGAACCGCATTAGATTAGAGGGGGTAGTACCCGATAGGATGTTCAGTTGCGGCGCGGCGATCTTAATGCGAATGTCCTTAACGCGGCGGCCTTGGGAATATGGCACGCAATCATAGAATGTGGTTAGACCGGCAATAAGGCCAGTCTCGAAGGTGTCCATGAATGCGGAGAGTTCGTCAGCCGCAATGAGCATGGTGTTATAATCGATGGTAGGCTCGCCTTGACGGATGATTACCCGTTTTGATTCGTGGAGGTGATCCACCAATGCGGCCATTGTCATTGAGGTTGCTCCAACCTTGGGGTCGGGTAGTTCCCTGAAAACCGAGAGAGCAGCCGTGATTGTTCTACTCTTCCCTATGCCTGGACGTCCAACGAGAAAGACGTATAGGTTAGGGTAGAGCAGGGAACCAGTGTCTATGGATACCTTCTGTTCGAGAGTTGCAGCGAGAAGACTGATTGCTGCCCACTTACGATACAATGGGGCGGCTTCAAGGTTGGCTGTATGCTCAACGAAAGATTCGATCCAAGAGCGGCACCGGCGGTGTCCTGGCCCGTTTATCGCCGGGGTTGAACTCCTTGAGGCCATCCGGGTTATCTTTGGTTAGCTCGCCCCAATTCCAACCCGTCTTGGCACCGTAAGGGATAGTGAAGGTCCGTCCGTATTTGAGTTGAATGGGGACTTCAAGTTGCTTGATAACCAACGGGATGATTTCATCTTCTCGCTCCTGTTCGAATTGTATGACTATTGCGTCATGATTCTGGAGTAGCAGTTGGCAGTTATTCTGTTTCCACACTTGGAGCATCCCCTTATTAACAATGTCCGCAAGACTGCCTTGGGGATCAAAGGCAATCGCTTCGCGCAACGTTTCGCCAGCGTCACGCCGACCAAAGAAATGCCTTCTCCGGCCGGTTAGAGAGACAAGATAACCGTAAGTCTTGAGTTGACGATCTACCGCTTCTCGCCACTTTTGATGTGTCGGGAACGCTTTCTCGTAAGCGGCTTGGAAGTCTTCAACGGCGTCGATTGGGATTTTGGTTTGTTCGGACATGGTACGAACTTTTCCCCCATAATTAGTACCGTGACCGAGTCGTTTTGCCATGTACCTTCGCGAATGGTGACGATAATACGGTTGCTCTGCCAGTTTTGTGTCAACCGCAAGATCTCCTGTCCAAGGAAGTTCAGGCCAACAGATCTTAGCCACTGAGGTGTGCAAGTCCCCTCCTTCACAAGCTTCAAGGTATTGCCCATCTCGAAATTGGTTCCACTCGATTGCTCCGACACAGCGGGATTCTCCTTGTTTGGCATCAAAGTAAGCCAACTTCATTCCTTCGTCTGCAATGAAGATGGACCGCAAAAGGTCTTCAACGTTTTGGAGGTTGGTACCAGTCCCAAATTCACTAAGGCTTGATGAAAAACGACCTGTCTCCGTCCCTGCGATGTTATAGCTTGTTCTCATTCGACCATCAGAGTCAACCTCAGTTTTAAGGAAGGAGATTCTCTTTCCCAAATCTCGAAGTGCTTTGATAAGAACGATAGCAGGCGCTGCAACTCGGTAGGATTCAAGTCGCTCCAAAGCATCTCGATCCGTGGTGATGACTCCCATGTTTCTGATGGGAGGGATTTTGAGGGTTCCATAGAATAGACTCCTTAGATCTTGGAACGAACGCCAGTTGAAGCTATACACGCCATAGGCTTCGGTGGTTATTCGGTAGAGGGCGCTTTCAAGGGTGTCGATTTTGTCTTCATAGGCTTCGATGACTTCGCTACGACGAACCTTATCGACCAGAATGCCTCGAAGCCGCATGTCGAGCACCGGGCCTTGTAGAGCTTTTGAAAACGAGTACACCTGTGACGTGATAGAATCCAACTGTCGTTCGAGCACTTGGAACACTTCAGCCGTGACCATGCAGTCAAGCCCGTTATAAACCCACTCTCTCTCAGAGGGCCGGAGTTCATTCGACTTGAACCTTGATGTGTCAACAATCCTCATTCTGCTGCTTCCACGAATTTATCGTGTTTCCTGAGCCAAGCATTAGCCAATGCTAGTAACCAAGATGAGTAACGTTTCTTTTCGTTAACTTTGCTTGGGTGTAAATATGCTTGAGCAGATATTCGACTCAAAATAAATTTAGCTTGATTCTCAAATAGAGACTCATTTTCTCTTTTAAGAACATTGATTTCTCTTTTAAAAGTCTGCGCCTCCTTTTTGGGATTAAGTATATTTCTCGCAGCGAGAAACGATACTTTGGGTTTTGGATGGTTTATCTGGGACATGGTTTTTGTTTCGTCTTTTGCTAGCTCCATATAGCGATAGGCTTGAGGTCGACTAAAGTCTGGAAAGTTCTTTCCAAGATACTTGAGCCACTGTCCTTTTGGAACTAAGGGTCGCGCTTCCAATAAAAGTTCTCCAAATTTGTAGTAATCCCTCCAATCAAGACGATTGTAGACTACTTTTGCTTCGGTTGTTATTACTTCAAGAGTTCTGATTACTTGATTCATCGACGCCTCGTGACACCATTGGGTGTATCAAGCTTGAGGAACTCTTTCACTCCGCGTTTGGTGACTTTCCAAATGGTGAGTGGAGATCCATTGGGAGAGGTTCCCTTCCGATTGGTTTCTTGGACAAAGCCTAAGTCCCGAAGTTCGCTTCGTCGCCGATTGATGCTATTGAGTTGACGCTTGCATATTTCGGCCAGTTCGTAATCGGTCAAGCCGTCTGGATTACTAACATGGGCCATCAATGCGAGGAACAGATCTGTCTTCCGATTTTGCATAAGCATGGTTTTCGCCTTTCTAGTCGTCACGTTTGATAGTTTTGGTAACCCTATCCCGCATAATTTTCCAATTATGCTCGTTGGTATAGATCGAGCCAAGATAGCCCAAGCCCTTCAGCGATTCTGGCTGAAGAGCATGGTGTAAAAGCATGGTGTCCTCCTTTGCATTGCGAACCTTGATGCCCATAGATCTAAGCAGGAAGGTTATGTCGTAGAGTCCGTTCTGGAAGAGCTTTGGGACATCAGTAGCAAGAACTCGTTGCACAAAATGCCAAGCCTGTGATTCAGAGTGCTCATTAGGCCAATAGCTTCGAGTTTTTGCTCGTGAGTCATAGAATGGAATAACGAGGGAAACGCTGGCTCCCGGCGCGAACCCAATGCAGGTAACTTGGCTTCCAGCTGTCTCAATATCCACAGAAAGGAGTGAGCATCCGACGATATATCGCTCATAGAAAGTCTCCAGATCTTCAAGGGTTGGCTCAATCCAGACTTCCCGCTTTGGACGCTTGATATCTGGATACTTGGATTCCCGTTTAGCCTTATGCAGATCGGCTAGAACGGTAGGGCGGTATTCCCACAACCGAAGGATGGCGGCGGGATGATAAGTGGGCAGAACCTTAAGGCCAACGACAAGGTGCGTTGAATGATAGGTGAAGCCACGCATTGCCCCTATGTTCGGTTTGCCAAGCAAAGCCCATGTCGCAGTGTTCCCAAACGCAACGATAACGTTTGGAGCAACCGCATTGAGTTCCTTAGTGAGTCGGACAAATTCTGGCTCGAATTCGTTTCGGACATACTTTCCAGATTGAAGCGCAGGGTAGCCATCAATCCCAGAAGCCTTATCCCCACAGAACGCGGAGATAAGGTTTCGGGGCGGTCGACGATTAAACACATTGGTCTTGTAGCATTCAGACGGGTGGATGCCTACTTCAAGGAGCATCTCGTTAAGCAAGTGGCCGGTTGGGCCAACGAAAGCTGTTCTCTCCCGTTCTTCATGCTCTCCCCATGCTTCACCAAGAAGCATTATCTTATTCATAGACCCTCCAGGGCAGTTTAACGTCTTGCCCAGGACGTTCCCTTGACGGTAGCGGAGAGGGGATTCTGCAGTTCCCTCCGTCAAGGAAAGGCGTTAGGCAGGCATTGACCGTTGGACTTTAGGGAAGATTCGATCGCTACCGCCGGTTCTCGGTACGTCGTGGATGACGTAAACCTTGAACTCTTGGTTGAGAAGGTTCCCGATGATTTCGTTGGACGATTTACCTTTGATTCCAGTTCCAACCAAGAAATCCTTCAGGAACGGCATAGCATCTTCTGTCAGTCCAAAGTTCTGATAGATGACCTTGGAAGAAAGAGGGACGGTTTCGCCTGATGGCTTTGTTAGGCTATTAAGAAGAGATTGTTCATGGACATCAGGACCAGCGGCGACAACATGGAGAACAAATCGAAGGAAAGGAGTCCCCGTGCTGTATTTGCCTTGCTTCGGCATTTCTGTCATTATAACGGTATAGGTGCCAACAGGAATTGGCTTTGGCCTCTCGATGTCCTTAAGCGGTACATCGAGAAGTGCAGAGAACTCTGGCATTTCTTCTTCGAGGTTCTCGTCGTACTGAGGTTCTGTTTGTGGTCTGCGTGGTTGAATTGCCATGTTACACCTTTCTCACTATGGTGGGTTTGATCTTTGCAGGCGGTTCCCGAAGAACCGAGAAGAACTCAGCAAGGCCAGTAGAAAGATCATAGCTTGGGGCCATTGCAAAGGGCTTTGGATTCTTCAGGTCGATCATGGAAGTGGAAAGTGTTTGGATTGTTCGGTTTCCTCCTGTTCTGGTTTGACATAATGCCACGGAATTGAAGTACCGTGGAATCAATGGCGAAAGGGCCGCTCCGATTGTATTGGGGTAGCCCTTGCGAGTTCTATCATCATTCTCAACGTATCGAATGTGAGCAATGATGATTACGTTGGTTCGGAATGACTCTGATGTGACGAACGAAATAGCATCTTCGACAGCGCCTTGAGCATTCCAATAGACGGCTCGCTTATCATACTCTCCTGTTGACCTGCTACGAGGGACGAGGGGCAAAGCCCAATCGTAGGCAGCAGTTGCGAAGAAGGTAAGAGAATCGAGCACGAATATAACATCTGGTCCCCATTCAGACGGTACTCCATAGTCAACTTTAGTTCCGTCGGGGAGATTATAGGCCCACTTGTCGAGCATTCTGCGTCCTTCCACGAACGCTGTAGGTTGCCCATCAACAAGGGGACCAAGCGGAGTAGCCTTTCTCTTATCTCTGAGAGTTCTGTATTCGACATCATCTATTCTCTCCGGGCATTCTTTGAGGATAAACTGCTTTAACGGCTCAAGGCCGTTATCATAATCAGATATCCTCAACTTGTATCCTGCCTTGACCAAGGATGTGAGCCCTCCAGTTTTGCCTGAACCGGAATCACCCATAATCAACATCTTGGTGTATTCATTGGATTGATGTTGGCTTAGGAGCGGCAAGGAGCACCTCCGTGTAAAGTGTTAAGATGTCGCCATCTCGGATATCATATCTTCCGATTGGCATGGGAACAGTTATAGTCGTGCTTCCTCCAATAGCGATCTTGAAGTGATCTGGCGTTTTCTCTACAACCCTCGCCTTGAGCAAGGGAAGAATTGCTCTCATCTGGTCTTTAAGGGGTTCCATTGTTCTCCTTTCTTGAATTTGGCTTTGAGCCAAGAGTCCCGAACTTGTGGGGACTTGGAACAGATTTCTCGGAACTTACAACCACCATACTTATCGCAGGCTGTATCGTTCATTGGCCAATAACCTTCAGCCGCGTAGTCCTCCGCTTTGGCGAACCAATACCGAAGATCTTTAAGCCATTCGTCCAGTTGCTCTTGGCTTCGGTAGGTGAAGCCGCGAACATAGTCAGATTCATTGACCTTAACCGATGCTGCATCAATGATGACGCCCTTAACCGGAGAGTCCATTGTTATCTGCGAGGCGATAGTATACAGGGACATTTGGTTGTTGGGTTCAAATTGGTTGAAATAGAATGGACCGGGAGTGCTACTGGTTGTCTTACGATCCATCACGTACATATCGCCATTGAACTCAACAATCCGATCGAGATGACCGCAAAGGACATATGGGTGATAGGCAGGTTCGTCCTCTCCAGTCTTAGGGTTGGTCTGGGTGATTTCGATACCAAAGTCCAAGTTGAACTGGAAGCTAACCTCAACCGCAGGAGTTCCATCCGATCTGATAACAGTTACAGCCGGATCTGGATTGAACTTATCCAGATATCCTAGAACCGTTCTGATTAGATTGTAACGATTCTTCTGTTTATGGTCCGGATTAAAGTCATCAGTTCGAAGGATAAGCTCTCGGATCACGTCATAGATAGCGTCCTCGTGCTTGATGCCTGCCGCCTTCGCGATATCGTAATCGTGAAGGGATTGATGATACTCAATGCCAAAGCGAAGGTGGATGGATTCTTCTTCAGGAACCCACCCTTCGTTATTGAGTTGATAAAGCCTGGGACAGCGTTTGAGCCAGTCCAGGCTGGTTGAATCCCAGGCGAATTGAATGTTGGTGCCTGGAATGAACGGACTTGGGATATCTGGCTCAACTTCTTCAGCATGGACAACTCGAAGGTTTGGAGTCATTTCGTACTCCCATCATAGAACTTTTGGTTTGCGTCTAGGATTGATCTGCCAAAGTTGACAAGACGGTCCATAAAGTTAGAATGCTCTTGGTCGCGGCGATCTATCTCCTTTTCCAATCGTTCAGCAAAGTCTTTGACTCGTACAAGGTTTTCTTGCGCGGTCTTGACTTGCTCTTCAGCCGAGTGAATGAGGGTTTCCCCTAGCTTCTTTCCAATGCTAACGAATAGCTCTGGCGGCCTCGATGATCTCTGGGGCTTAACCGTATTGGCAATGTCAGCAATGGCCCTACTGAATGCATCTTCATCTATTGCTGGAAGTTGACGGTCGTTTGTCATACTCGCCTCCGTAGTCCTGGAGTCTTTGGTGGCTCTGGCTTCTCGACAGTTGGGAGAGAACCGAAAAGCCTTGCCTTCAATTCTTCAAGTCCAATGGGAGAGGATTCAGTAACTTTGGATGGCTTTCCTTTCTCCCTTTCTGCCCGAATGCCAGCGATAAGGGCGTCAACATTGGATGGAAGAGACACAAACAGAGTTGCGTCTTCTTTCATTCGTTGGAGCAGTTCATCCATTGTGCTCATTCGTTTCGCCTTTCCTTAACCGATTGCACATCTTGCGTACCTCATCTCGAATTGCAACTGACCAACCATACTCAAAGCGACGGGATAGAAACTCTACATCTTTGGTGTAGAGGTTAAGAGTGACCTTGGTCAACGGCTCGTCTGGCATGTCTGATTAACACTCTCCCTTCAAGGACGCTGAGAACCATATCCTCCATGTCAAGTGGTCTTGCGTCATAAAGCTTCGCCCTAAGATAATGTGGGTCAGCGGATTTAATGGACAGTCCGTTTGGGCTCTCTTTTGCTTTTAGCCACAGCTTTACGAGGCTTAGGTTTGGCAGGGCGTTTATCTTCTTCACCGCGTTCCTCCCGATTCTTTTTAGCTTTCTCCTTAAGACGCTCCATGATTGCGGTCAAAGGATCATCGGTTGGCATTAGACCCTCCTTCTAATAAGGCTAACTCCACTTTGAGAACGAAGCCCTGGAGTCGGTTCACTGTCAGCAACTGCCTCCTTACGCTTGGCAGCTTCCCAAGCGGCCAAACTCTCAACCTCAGAGGTACGAGTGTCCAACCGCTCAATGTGAATCCAGGAGCCTTCGTCGTCGGTGAAAAGCCTAATGGTTAGCTTGTCGTATTCGGACCTTCCGTGCATTGGATGATCTTCGGGCAGAGCTTCCTTATTGTCCTGACGGTCCAGTCGTCGGGCTTGATTAAGGCGCATTCTGAATTGCGTGGCTGAACCTTGACTCTCCAGCTTGACGCGAATCCCTCGATCATCCGCAATTGCTTGATCGAGAAGATCATAGCAATCGTGGAAGGCTAGTCGAGAAGTGCTTATGCCCATGAGTCATCGTCCTTTCTGATCCATGACAACTCCTTTGAAGAGATTTCAAAGAGCGACTTCTTCGCTCTGGTGATGATGACGTAACGCAGGTTTAGCTCTTGCTCTTCTTGCTCACCAATGAGGTTAGGATCGAGATGGTAAACATAGTCCCACTCAAGACCTTTCGCCTTATGTCCTGTGGTCAAGTAGAGAGTGCCCTTCTGCGAGAAGAGATGTTGAACGTAAGCGACGGCGTGACAAAGTTTGCTGCCTTGTTCAGCAAAGATCCTCATGCAATCGGCCATGTCGTTTATCGACTGCGGCGCTTGGGACGTGGAGAGCTTATTGTCGCGCCAGTCTTCGATAGCGGCGATGACACTAGCTTTAGGCATGTCGTCGTCACCCATCTTTTTAAGGATGTTGAGGATTCGTGGTCCAAGATCACTTCCAGCAACCGACACTGATCTGCCTTCCCGAAGCAAGGAGAAAGCGAGCCGAAATAAGGGAGCGTTATTTCGACAGATGATTGCTGAAAGCTGCTTTCCTTTATCGTCAACTCCGTCCAAGAAATCTCTCGGTGACAGGCTCCGCAGAACTTGGATTTCTCCACCATCTTTCACCCACTTTAGCTTTGGTGCTCTGAATCGAGCGGCCTCAACGATGGCCCTAGGGCATCTGAAAGAGACAGAGAGGTCGGCCTCGACCATCGAGAACTTGTCTCTGAGCCTGTCCATACCGTCGGTGACAGCACCCCGAAAAGCGTAAATGCTTTGCCAACGGTCCCCAACAGCACTGACCCTATCGGTGACGAGTCGGTGGAGCAGCGCATGGTTAACGGGGTTAAGATCTTGGGCTTCATCGACACCGATAAAGGGATATCGAGGAAATGCACCCCCGAACAGACCGGGCATGTATACTTGATCGTTAAAATCAAGCCCCCCTTCATAAGCAACTTTGATTGATGTGCAGAGGATATCATCGACGAGCCATGAGATAAACGCCGTTGGCTTTTCATCGAGCCTCTTGTGGAACGTTTCCTTGTCGATAAGCGTGTGATCGCCATTTTCGTATTTTCCTTCTGGAATATAACCTAGTGCCTTGGCCTTTGAGATAGCATCCATAACTTCAAAGTAGGAATCTCTTGCTTCTTTCTTATCATCTCCTTCAAGTTGATTGACAGTAGCACTGAAGATGTCCTGCATTTTGCAAGGTCTGCCGTTTCTGCTGAGGATTATAGCCTTGCCAACGGTAGTACCCCAAACACGATGTCCAAGAGAATTGAGAGTCCGAATGTCAACGTTCTTAGCAAAGCAGGTGCCTTCGCCGGTTTTGGCAACTTCCTTCCGCTCTAACTCAGCATCTTCAACAATGCGCTTATTAAAGGCAAGATAGAGGGATGGCTCGTCAGGCATAGCCATCTTCAACGTGGTGGTCTTGCCTGAACCGGCATAAGCGTTGATAAGGAGGTTGTCGTTTGTGTTGTCGATTATCTCCTTGATTCTGACTTGCTCGTCAGTCGCTTCTAATTTAGGTTCGTTCAGCATTGCCTTGACCTTTCGTTAGATACGGTTCCATGTCTGCTCTTTCTTCCTCTTCGATCCATTTCTCCATCTTAACAATTCTGGGAATGATGCCATTGAGTCGGCCGTGGATTGCCTTGAGCGATTGGTCATTCTCACACCGTTCAAGACGATTAACTCGAACTTCAAGGTCCAACAGAATATTGCTTAACCTTTCATCCATGCTAACGATTCTCGCTTCCAGAAGCCCAACCGCATTTGATAATTGGTCGGTCTTAGGGATGCCACCTGACCCTTTGAAACGAGCATTGCCAATGATCTGCCTGCGAAGGTCTTGGATGTTGGTGAGGGTAACACCGAACTTGTCGGCTACCTTCTGATCGCTCCAGCCATCGTCATAAGCGGCAAAGCCATCTCCATCCAAGCGACAGATGGTTTCAACGAACTTGCCTGCCTCAAAGACTTCTTTCTTAGATAGGATTTTCTTGTGCATTTGATACTCCTAACCTGTCCCATTCTTCAATCGAATACTCGTTGTACATTGCTTCCTCGATCTTGTCCCATTCAGCGTCTTCGTAAGGGTAACGAGCTAAGTCCCTTGGAAGTGGCTTGTCCTTTAGGTCTGTCCTTTCCTCCCTGATGATTTGGTTGTCTATAATAGTCGTGTAAGTAAACCAAGCGTCAGGAGTATCAAGAAGCTGAACGATCCGATCGTGCTCAGCACGATTAGCCAACCGATGACCTGTTGGGTCGGTGAGATAGTCTTCGCCGATTTGGCAGAAAAACCGCAATCCCCATTCGGTCGTTTCATGTCTGACGAGCGCACTTTCACACTCCACTCCTTGAATATTGGTTTGAAGGTCACGGCTGATATAGACACGTTGACCATCTTCAGAGATTCCTGCACCAAACGGAATGAAGAATGTCCGAATGGGCTTAAAGAAGAATGCCTTGAGCAAGTAAAGATGGAAAGGAATATTGTCCTTCCGCAGTTGCTCCAAGTATTCTTCGTCACCTACTACGTCGTCTATGTCGCCGGCTGACATGCTCTTCCTCTACAGTTGCTGGCAAGCAAGTTGCCTTGACGTTCTCGAATAGCTCCCATTTATTCAAGTAGGCATAGCATTCATCTTCTGAGTTGAAGGCCTCGATTGGTATCCAAAGCTCAGCGGTGATGAAGACGATCATAACCCATTGGGTCATTCTTGGAACCACTTCATTGGAGCCTTCCCTCAATGAGTTTGGAAAGCTGATATTGAGTCTTCTTGAAGTTCTCAGCTACTCCAAGCCACATAATGCCCATCTGCGTTCGGCCTTCAGCATTGAATAAATGCGCCAGCATAGCAGCTTTCTCTTGAGCCATGACAAGATGATAGCCAAGTTGAGTATAGCATTCACCAACGGTGGGAACGGACATTAGACCCTCCGAGTTAAAGTCTTGGGCTTTGGCTTCTCGTACCGGTGGAGAAGACCATTGCGGCCTTTAACGAATTTACCCTGAACAATGAGTTGACTTAGCTTTTGATGGTCAATCTTGCGAGCAAGAGTTCGGAACTGACCCATTAGACTCTCCTTGTAACGGTTTGATGCTTTGGTTTCTCGACGCCGAGTTGGGTGAAGAATTGCTCCATTGACATAGCTGGAGCATCACCACCATTGACTTGGTAATGGTCGGGGAGCTGGTCCCAATTCGTGCCGGTTGTGAAGGCTTCGAAGGGAGGGACATTGAGTTCAGCCAACCGCCATGCCTTTGCAGGATAAGCACGATGGCCGGAGGTAGGAATGATCCAACCTTCTTCGTTGCCTATTTGCAAGGGAATGGCGATATCGAACTCAGGTTCGCCACGGACTTTGTGAAGAATCAGATATGGGCCAGGATTTGTCATTGGTTTGATTCCCATTTGTTCGAAGATTCTGTTGATAGTTTCCACATCCTTTAAGGTATATTGTATCCAAGTTTTTCTTCCGGTAGCTCGTGTGATTGTTCCTCCTTTGCTCAAGTAATCGGTAACAAGTTTGTCCAGTTCTGCTCGCTTCATTGGAGGCAAAGCATTCCTCCTATCTTTTTCGGTCACACACTTGTCACTAAAGCCATTATCCCAACTTCTTTTAAAAAGTCCCTTTTTTAGCTTTTCATTCTTGTCGCGGTCATAGATTGCCCATCCCCTTCGAATATGATGGCATTCTGTTGAACAAGTTAATATTCTCCCTTCGCGGAGAGGGTTGCCGCAAATGACACATTGAGTTATGTAGTCACGCCAGTTCATAGGAAGCCCATTGTCCCACGTTACCACAAGTAAAAAGAAAAGTCAAGCGAAATCTTGATCTTCCCTAGTGTTCCCTGGTGTTTCCTGATTTATGCTCTCCTAATAAAAAGGCCCCGAGTGGTTTCTCAGGGGCCAAGTTAGTCACGGCTGAAGGTTTAGTCGTTTACAGCCTTGAGTCCGGGGATATTGTAGGATACCTCCGGGTTGGATTCAGCCTCAAGCTCAGGCTTTGGATAGTCTGGCACAGGCTCCGGGGCCTCGTGAACCACAGGAGCCGTGGAGTTCTGGATATCCTGCATAAGGGCCTTAAAGGAACCCTGGAACGCCGACAGCTTTTGTCTAGCTGTGTCTCGGTCACGGCGAGCGGACTCAAGATCGCTTTGAGTCCAACGCAGGTCTGCTCTGGCTTTGCCAAGTTCACCTTCGAGATTGGCAACTTGGTCCTCCAGTTCTTTGACCCGAACGTCACGCCGAAGGATAAGATCCTCCTGCAATTGGATTCGGTCCCGTTGATCCTCTTCGTTCCGTCTTGCTTCGTCCCTCTCAGCTTGGACAGAGGTGTAATCGTCCTTTGCCTTGCTGAGTTCACGAGAGAGTTCCTCATTGCGGTTGCGGACCTCTTGCAGATCCGTTCGAAGAGCTTGGAAGTCAGACTTCAGTTGCTCAAGCTCCCTGACTTGCGTGGAGTATGAGGCAATGGAGTCAACGACACGGGAGAAGAACTCTTTCACTTCACCCTCCGTTACTGGTTGGAAGCCATCCATTTAGATGCTCCTTTGTACGGTTTCGCCTTTGGGTTCGGTACGTTGCCCATTAAGCCCTGGGCCTGGGCTGTCTGGCTTGAATTGCGCTGATCGGCCCTCCTTTCGTAACAGTGGTTGTACGGGGCATATCCTTGAGCAAGTCAAGGAGAGTGGAGTCTTGGGTTGCCTTGGCTGCTTCGGCCGTTGTCTCCGTGATCTTGACCCTGGCACGTTCGATGACTTTCTTGCCAGAATCGGAGAGCAAGTAGGCTTCGGCAGCTTGAGCCATTGCCTTCTTTCCGACGTCTTTCTGTCGGATCTTCTGTGCTCTCATCATTTGCTTGACGATGTTGAGAGCGTCTTTGCGAGCGAGAGCCATGACAGAACGTTCGCCGCCTGCCACCTTCTCATCTTTCTTACTGGCAATGCGAACGGTGCCTTCCTTGATTGACTGGATGTTTTTGACAACGATCGCTTCTGCCGCAGCTTGAGCAGCTTCGAGAGCTTCACCTTCGAGTCCTTTGTTTGCGACTTTGGTAAGGCCGCGAGATGCCATTTGGACTAGACCGATGCGAAGTGCTTCGGTGTAGACTTCAAGCGGAATCTCTTGGGTATTGATGTCGAAGGACTTGCCAGCTTTGGCAACGTAGAGCTCGAGAACGTCTTGGTTATCGGCCATCATATAACTCCTTTGTTTGATGGTCAGTCGTATTCTGCATTCGATCTCCACTACGATATCCAACGCAGCGTCTAGGCCGCTATTCCTGAGGTTAGCCTTCTCTGAGAGAACGGTATTGAGCCATGCGCCTCGACCACCATTCAGCTTGGCCAACTCGATCATGTTTGTCAGGTTCAGCACAGAACTTTAGATGATTGTTGAGCCAACGTTTGGTAGAGAATGCACAGCCACACCGACAGTAGAAGAACCGACTACGCATCGAGCTTTGCTTTTGGAGCAAAGACATCTTCGCGTATCCACAACGTTACTTCGTCAACCATCTGTGACCGGAACTGCGGCTCTTGCTCGATAATCTTGATTAGATTGGCGAGCAAGCTAACAGCAGCACAAGCTACAGCATTGACTTTGGCTTCAGGAGCGAATGCGAACAAGCCTTGTTCCATCGCGTTCATAGCTTCCTTTATTTCTTTCATCGCCTTGACCTTTCTGCGGCCTAGGCGTTGCGTTAGACAGAGGGGAACGGTGAGAACGCAATACCTTTCCCACCGTTCCCCCACGGTAGCACATGTGGACAGCCGTGTCAACATGTTTCTTTGCATGGCTGGTATGCAGATTTTCATGCCTCAATTTGTTCCCGTTTCGTTCCCCTCATTCTTCAATGGCATCTTTGATGATTCGATGCAATTGTTCAGGAGAAGTCTCACTAAGATCGTAGCTTTGAATCAATGTGAGATCTCCTTTGAGACAGGCGCGAAGGAACAAATCCGAGTTGAACTTTGGATTCGTGGCTTTGAGATAGTTGCGAAAGATAAGTGCGATTTCTCCTTTCTGGCATTCGTTGTGAATGCAATGGTTGATGATATGAGCGATATACTCGAAGTGCATTGGAGTCATGTGAGGTGGTTTCATACTTTACTCCATGAAGATTCCAAGGATAAAGATTGCGAGAGCGATAGCCATAAGCAGCACGGTTACTTGCCCATAGATGCTCATGGCTTTCCTTTCTGTTTTAGGCCAAGGGCACGAAGAAGAATGTCCGTTGGCGTTGGCGATTCGATTTTAGCATCGTAGACTTTGGCCTTGCGAGATTTGCCAAGCACAGGTTCAGGCGGTTCAGATGGGTTTACTGCCTGATACCTGGGCTTGGGCTTTAGCTTAACCTCCTTTAGATCGGAGGCTTTGTTTCGAGCGGGAATACGAATGTGGTAGATCTTCATTGGCTATCCCCTATTACAGTTGTCCAATAGCCGCCCTTGGGCTTGTACTGGTATCATGTTATTACCCACTCTAGAGCTTTTGCAAGTTGTGAGGCTTCCTCGCGTGAGAGTTCCACGAGTGTCAAACCCTCACTTGAATGAGTGTCTATTTCAATGTAAACCAGACCGCCTTCAAGAGACACTTGTATGTCGTCTCCGTTCAGGTTTCTGAGCAGCCTTACCTTTGCTTCAGGCGGCTTTCGCTTGCTCCCGGCCATGGGGAAGATTAAGCCTTGTCTGGCATTCCATTCAAAGCAAATGCAATCGCCACCATCGGTGATGATTACACGATCAACGATACCTAAGCGTGAAGCAGGGCCTTTGGTTAGGCGTTGTGCTGCTTTCGTTGCTTCTTCGGCGGAAACGAAACGGAGTTCTTCATATTGACCTCCAGTTTGGTCCCACCAATAGACAGAGAATTCGTTGGTCATAGATTGAAGCTCCGGGCTTTGTGTTGCTGATGCTCTCGGTTAGCCTTGACTAAGCAACGAGTATGTGCATATCCAATTTCGTTTGAACGTAAGCGATAGCCTGCCCTACGAAGAGCATTGGTGAATCCAAAGATTGCTCCAGTGGATTCGCCACAAACCCAACAGCAAGGTTTGCGTGGGTTCTTCTTTGGTTGGCGTTCGCGCCATGCTTCAGGTGTTACCATGCCTTGACTCCTTTCTGAGTTGCCACTGAAGCCCTTATCTCTGACCTAAGGGCTTCGATTGCAACTTTACTTGACTTTGGTGATGACGCCGTTGGCAACCGTGCATGAAGCATACCAACGGTGCGGTTCAGGGTAGTGTGGCCCTTCGACATAGATCGTTCCGTCGCGTGGCTCTTGACCGCCAAAGGGTCCGGGTTGATAGTAATGGACCTTTTCGCCAGATTCGACTGCGGCTTTGAGGGCTTTCTTGGTCTTGAAGTTGCGTTCAGTGTACATAGTTATTGCTCCTTTCGTTGAGCCCATTTTACTTTATCCATTTTTCCTCCTCTTTGTTGTACTTGTAGTACATCTTGTTGCTCAGTTGGCGTAGGGTTTTCATCGGTAGTCCTCCGGTCTGTAGAGAGTCGCGACGCTCCACTCGATATGCTGAGACCAATTGGCCTTGGCCCAGGCTAACGCCGCGTCATAGGACGCGAAGGGCGCGACGATCGAGCTGCCGGGTCCTTCCTTCGATTTGGCATATATTGCCCATTCGTGGGCCATTGCTCTACGCTTGTCTTGCAGATCATTCATTGCCGTCAGCCTTTCTGTTTCAGTTGAGTAATGCCGCTTTGGTAGATGCTCCTTTCGCGGTTAGAGTTCGCCCATTGTCTTAGGGTAGCACAGTTTCAAGTCAAAGTCAAGCACAATCTTTGCCTAGTGTTCCCTGATTTGCTCTACAGTTGCCCTAGTGTAGCCCTCATATGTCCTCATTGCCTAGGACGCAGGGGGGGTAGCAATAGGGTTCGGTGACTTGTTTTCTTGTCTTTAAAAAAAAAAAAAGTATATAAGAACCCAACCAAAGCACAACTACCCACACCCATAGCCTACCCCCAGGACTAGGCAATCAGAACATATGAGAGCTATTGTAGAGCTATTGTAGGGATAATCAGAAAACACTAGGGCATATTAGGCGACACTAGACCGCCGCGAATTCGACCGACCGTTCGCAACCGATAGCCCCGCATTCGCGTTGGAGAGCCCGCTGGTTCGTTTTCGGTGCTCGCCCCTTACCGCTCCCCCTGGAGAAGCCCGAAACCCGCCACGGGGGTCCGCAGCGGGTTTCGGAACGAACGGGGAACGACTAAGCGGCGTGTCCGTTTGCATTGCACTCCGCCAGGAAAGCCACCAGCGACGTTGCCTTGCGGCTGCCGCTTGCACCCTCCTTTGGAACGACCGCAACGGACAAGCGGTTATTCCACTTTCCACCCGACACGATTAACTCCATGTCGGCCGGGATTTCGCTGGCATGCTGAGCACGAAGGACATCGGTAAGCGTCTGCTTGTCCTTCTTTGCCCGATCAAGGGCCGCCTGCCAGCCGAACCAAGCATCTTTCCCCGCTTGGTTCAATGTCTTGGGGTCGATCTCTTGCCACTTAGCCTTGAATTGTTCAGCCATGACAAACTCCATCGTCAGGACCGTTCAATGCAAGGTAGCCCGTCCGGCTACCATGCCGAACGTGACGCCAAGGAAGCACCTCGATTGTGGCGAAAATAAGGCGTGAGCCATGTTTGTTCGCATTCCTACCATGCACGATTCGCATATCGGTCGTGGTTTGTTCGTTGTTCGTTCCGGTCCTGTTCACTGTAACATTTCTGCCACTTGACCCACCCGCCCCCAAAATTTACCACTTCAGGCGGCCAGAGAGGCCACGCGCAAATTTTTTAATAAAACCAACACCCATATCCTAGATGCGTCGTGTAATCTTGGGTAAGGATAATAGAAGAGAAGAGTGCGCAACTGCATTGTCTTCAAACCACCAATACCAAGCCGCTTCTTTCCACCAAGTAACAGCTTTGTGAACTACGTCTCCAGAGTCGGAAAGGAGTTTGCCAATGTAAGTGACATTCAATAACTTGGGGTGTGATAACGGGCCAGAAACGGAAAAGCCTTCTCTCCTTAGTAGAGAATAAGCATCTAGGATTCTATGTTGTTCCTGATTGCATATAACCAAATTCGATGGCATGTCATTTAAACTGTTCCCATCAATATGATGTACTTGCACACCTTGGGAAAGTCTTCCTTTCATGGCGAACATGGCAACCGCTCTGCTTCTCATGGTGTTTGCATAGGTAAAGTCAGGAAGTTGGATTGCTATTACGAACTCAACCCGGTTCTTACCTGATTTCTTTTTGAATGTTCCATGACTCATTAGAATCTCCCATTTCGGCCAATTAAATTGGCCTCATTATACTGTAGCATACTTTTGAAGAAAAGTCAAAAAGAATTTTCATCTTCCCTCTAGCTTAATCGCCTCATGAACCTATTTAAGAAAAGATTTCGCTTGACTTTTAATCGGACCTATGATACCCTGGCACAATGGGAGGAGTGTATCCAATGGTGACGCATGATTGGGCGGGGAAGGCCACCGAAGCAAATCGAAATAACCGAGGTTAAGGAATTAACCGAGGAAGAGGCTGCTTCGCTTCCGACGAAGGGTAATGTCTCGAACATTGCAAAGATTCGAGACTCCCACCATATGATTGCAAAGCTTCTCGCGATGGGCCTTCGCGTTTCAGAAGTTGCCCTTCGAACGGGCTATTCCGTGACTCGCATCTCAACGTTGAGTCGAAGCCCAATGATGAAAGACTTAATTGCTTACTACCGTAGCCTCGACACAACCGAGTTTATCCAAGAACGAGATGAATACTACGAAACGGTTGCGGCTACGCGAATAATGTCTGCTCGACTAATCAACGATAAACTCGGGGATTGCGAACCTGACGACATTTCATTCCGCGAACTGGTAATGATCCACTCCGACGCTGCCGACCGAACTGGCTATCCTAAGAGGCAGATTGCCGTCAATGTCAACCTGGACTTTGCGGCACGTCTGGACAAGGCGGTTGAACGTTCTAAGGTGCAACGGCTCAAGGTCATAGAGTCGAGCAACCTAAAGTCCGGGCCCGTGCTTAATATCGTGCCTGATCCCGGACCATCCAAACCAACCGAGCCAGACGGATTCAGGAGGCGGATCTAGAGGTGCGCTCAGGCAGCGTCTACCACGACTGATTGCCTTGAGTGCTGCGTGTGGGGTGGAGGTGCTCTTTTCGCCTTGACCGCCTTGCCCCACACGATTCTCCGTGTAGGCATTGGAAGACAAGCTTCTTGACTGGCTAGGCTCAACGTCAACCGATCCCCTCGCTTTCGTCTACGGTGCATTCCCTTGGCGAGAACCGGGAACGCTGGAGCCTTATGATGGACCAGAACCTTGGCAAGCCGACATCCTGCGGTTGGTACGAGATGGTTTGTCGGTTGACAAAGCAATACAAATGGCCACAGCCTCAGGCCATGGAGTTGGCAAGACTGCTCTTGTCTCTTGGCTCATACTGTGGGCAATCTCGACCAAGCCAGATACTAGAGGAGTTGTCACGGCTAACACGGAAACCCAACTCCGAACCAAGACCTGGGCAGAACTCGGAAAGTGGTATCACAGATTCATCGGAAAAGAATACTTCACCTTAACCGCAACCGCAATCTTTAGCATTGATCAAGCACATGAAAGAACGTGGCGAATCGACATGGTTCCGTGGTCAGAACGGAACACTGAGGCGTTCGCTGGATTGCATAACAAAGGCCGAAGGATACTGGTTATCTTCGACGAAGCGTCGGCCATCCCTGATGTTATCTGGGAAACTACCGAAGGTGCACTTACCGATAGTGAGACTGAGATTGTTTGGTGCGTCTTTGGGAATCCTACTCGAAACACAGGGCGCTTTAGAGAGTGCTTTCCAGGTCAACGGTTTGCCTCGGTATGGAAGACTAAACAGGTCGACTCGCGTGAGGTTAGCCTCACGAATAAGGAACAGATTCGTTCGTGGATTGACGCATACGGCGAGGACTCGGATTTCGTCAGGATACGTGTTCGGGGTGTGTTTCCCCGAACGGGCGAAATGGAGTTTATCTCAGCCACCGATGTTGAGGAAGCTGCTCGTCGCGAAGCGCTGAGTCTCCCCAATGATGCCCTAGTAATTGGGGTTGACGTCGCTCGATATGGTTCAAACGAATCCGTCATATTCTTCCGTAAAGGTCGGGATGCCCGAAGCATACCTCCACTTCGGTATCGCGGCCTTTCGACGGTAGACCTTGCTGGCCGTATCAGTGAGGTCTACCATCAATACCGAACAGATGCAATCTTTGTGGACGGTGGTGGCGTTGGTGGTGGCGTCGTCGATGCCGTTAGAGCTTTGCATCTTCACTGCTTTGACATTCAGTTTGGCTCCAAGCCCGATGCGGTTGGTTGGGCTACCGGCTCTGATGGGGAGCGGTACGCCAACAAACGAGCGGAGATGTGGGGTTCAATGCGAGCATGGCTCAAGGGTGGTTCAATCCCAGCCATGGACGACCTGCGTGCCCAGCTTGTTGGCCCCACATACACCTTCAACCTCCGACAAGAAATTGTGTTGGAGAAGAAAGAAGATATGACGAAACGTGGTCTGGAATCTCCGGACCTTGCGGATGCTCTCGCCTTAACGTTCGCCCTCCCAGTCGCTTCACATGCAAACGCGGGTGGAGAGCATCCGCAAAAGCCGCTTGTCGAGTCCGAGTACAACCCATTCGACGAAAAGCACATGAAGGAGGCAGCATGAGCTTCTTCAGCCCTTCTCCACCTCCAGCACCTCCACCACCAGTGATTCCAGCCGCTCCATCTCCACCTCCAGCCTTTGGAACCCAACCGGAAGCGACGAGTAAACCAACAAGGAGGTCAACCGTTCCGACCTTCCTTGGTACTGCAATGGCTCCAACGAGAGGGCCAGGAACAACCCTTGGAGGCGCTTAAGTGCCAACCACGTTTCTAGGAGGCGAGGTGCCAACGGTTCCGCAACGCGATCCTGAACTCGACGTTGCCCAAGGACGGCAGCAGCTTGCTTGGTTAGATCAGATCTTCCCAAGTCTATTCGGCAAAGCAAAGGAGCCAGAGCCATCGCCGGTTGCTTACGGACCACCAATGCCATCAAGGACAGCAGAACGTGCCCTTGGTACAACGGCAGAGGATCCTCAACTGAAGATGGGCCAATACACCGCAGAATACCCAGGTCCATCTGAGGTCACCAGAGCTAAGAAAACCGGCCTTGCCTACGGCACTCCGATGGAAGCGTATATGGAAGGAAAGGGCAAGGTAAGCTTAGTGACCTTCGAGGAGATGCTAAAGAAGAAGACTCCCGAGGCTCCGGCCGGTCATCCTGTGCCAGCAACGGGGAAGCAAGAGGAAGCACTTCAGAAAGGCTGGCTTGCTTCTCGAAGAAGCTCCGTTGCCCAGCTTGGCTTCTCCCCGACGCACACCTCAATGACCGACGACCCGACGCAGAGATTAAACGTAGCTGGCCTATATACCTCCCAGACTGCCAAAGGAAAACCAGCGGATCAGATATGGTTCGACGTAGGCAATCCGTCAGCTGTAGTCCACGAGTCGATGCACCGTGGTATTGAGATGCTCCGGAAAGAGGGTTTGCTTCCTGAGAAGCTAACCTATCATCAGGATGAATTGATGGTTCGAGCTTTAATGCTTCATCATTTCAAGGACATTGAGGCTGTCGGATCTGGTGGCGTTCGATACCCCGACATAACGGAAGCTGAGCAGAAGATTTCCAAAAGTCAGATCAATGCTTTGGAGAAGGCTGCCGCTGACTACATTGCTAAGAAACATCCAATGGGACCACGCTAATGCCAAACGGAAACGGTGCTAAACTCGGACCAGACACCTCCCAACAGGTTGGTGGCTTTGGGCCTTATGGAGCCGGTCAACTCGGTGGTCAACGGCAAGGGCCATCATTAACCAACATCCTCATGGCCGCTTCGGACATGGCTGATCGACGACAACAGGAACGTGAAGCGGGGGCATCGAAGGTTGGAGCAACCGGAATCAAACGACCTAACCGTGGTGCTCGACGAAGCTCAATTAGGGGGATGGTTCGATGATGCTTCGCTTTGACGTTGAGTTCTTCGGCGGGATGCTGCTTGGAATCATTATCGGTGCAGCTGCGTGTTCTTTCCCGGCGTGACATAGGACGCAAGATGAGTTGTGAACTCCGAAAAGACCGCAAATACTGGGCAGAGCCGCAGACCGACATCGTGCAGCGACTGCGCGCAGAAATTGAGCAGCAGGCCAAGGTTTATTGGGAACAGGTGGCCGAGATCGAGCGGCTGACTAAAGAAGTCGACCAGTACCGCGCCGTTGTCACCAAGAATGAAGCTAAACTGCTCATCGAGATCGAGCGGCTGAGGGCGGAATTGGCAGTTGCCAAGGTGCCGACGCACAACTCTGGTCTTTTCGTCCTTGAATGGATGCTTTGATAATGCCCATCCCGCTGACCCCAGGCCGACTTGAGCTTCGACGCCATGTCGAAGGCAGACTCATTGGCTTGCGGGTCAACCGTTACTCTTGGTGGGTTCACGCGAGAGAACTGGCAGACTACTTCCTGCCTAGGAGGTACAAATTCCTAATCACACCCAATATGATGAGCAGAGGCTCTCCAATCAACCAACATATGTTGGACTCAACTGGCACACTTGCTGCACGGAACCTCTCGTCTGGGATGATGTCTGGGGTTTCTTCACCAACACGCCAATGGTTCAAATTGAAAATCGGCCATATCGATTCTACGCAGACATCTCCCATTTCTTTATGGCTCGCAGAATGCGAACGGCTGATGATGCTGGTGATGCAAGAGTCGAACTTCTACCAAGCGATGGCCGTCGTCTACTTCGATCTCGTTATCTTTGGTACCGCTTGTATTCTGATCTATGAGGATCCAACCGATGTTATTCGCTGTTTCACTCCATGCTTTGGGGAGTTCTACGTCGATAATGACGGCATGTTCCGCCCCCTCATATTTTACCGAGAATTCACCCTCACTATTGATCAGTTGGTCGACTGTTTCGGATTCGACAATGTTTCTCCAGCCATGCAACGACAATACGAAACTGGTCAAAAAGCTGGAGCACAGCTAACCCGCGAATTGGTTGTCGCCCACGCAATAGAGCCAAACAATGACGCATACAAGTACGAATTTCCAGATCACTTTAAGTATCGGGAATGCTATTGGGAATGGGGAGGCTCCGCTAGTCCGCAGGGCGGGAGCAGCTTTGCGCCTGGCTTTCTCTCACTACGTGGCTTCAATGAAGCGCCACACATTATTGTCAGATGGGACCTTGTGTCAAATGATGCTTATGGACGAAGCCCAGCAATGGACGCTCTTGGTGACGTTAAGCAGCTCCAACAAGAAGTCCGAAGAAAAGCCCAAGCCATAGACAAGCACGTTAACCCCCCAATGGTAGCAGACATTCAGTTAAAGAACCAACCTGCCTCGCTTCTTCCTGGTGGCGTCACTTACGTCAGTGGAATGATGACACATGGTAACGCTGGCTTTAGTCCTGCTTACGGAACGTGGAAGCCAGATGTTGCCGCGATGACTCAAGACCTTGCAGAGATTCGGGAACGAATCAAGCGGATCTTCTTTAACGATCTTTTCCAGGTTGCGAGCCAATACGAAACTCGCTCCAATGTTACCGCGGTTGAGTGGGACATGCGAAAGTCTGAAGCCTTAGTAATGCTTGGCCCCGTGTTGGAGAGGATTCAAGATGAGCTGCTGTCTCCTGCAATCGACCGGATCTTTGCAATTATGTCTCGGCGAGGAGTTCTGCCTCCTGCGCCCCCAGAAATCCAAGGAACCAACATCAACATCGAATACGTCAGTATGCTCTCCCTCGCCCAAGCTGCCGCTAGTACAACAGGCATTGAACGTGTCCTCCAACTTGCAGGAAGTCTTGCCGGGGTTGACCCTGCTGTAATGGACAACATTGATATCGACTTTACCCTCGATAAGTATTCCAGCTTGATGAACAATGACCCAAGAATGATTCGGTCATCCCAAGCATTACAACAGATTCGGCAGCAAAGAGCACAGCAACAGCAACAGGCGCAACAGGCCGAGATGGCCGAGAAGATGGCGGCGGGTGCGAAGACATTATCTGAAACTAGCGTTGGAGGTGGTCAGAATGCGCTCCAGCAAATGATTGGAGCAAGGCCATGATTGTGTTCCTTCTGCTCGTTCATTCTTGGTATCCATTAGACTGCTGTGCAGATCGGGACTGCCATCCAATCGACTGCAAGCAGTTCGTTTCGTTTGACGATGGTACCGTTGCCTATCACGGCTGGATGATTCCAAAGTCTCGCATTCGTACGTCACAAGATAATGACTGTCACATTTGCGTCAGCAAGTCTCTTGGTTCGGTTAACTGTGTCTTCTTTCCAGGCTTAGCATGAGTGACCAATACAATGCATCAGAACGACGAGATGTTAAGCAAGCAGCTAAGCAGGCTAGACTTGCCGATAGACAGCGGGAAGAGATCATGCAAGGCATCATGTCTCTTCCTCCCGGCCGTAGCTGGATGCTTGACATACTTGAAGCTTGTCACATCTTTGCTTCCAGCTTTACTATCAACACTAAGGCTACTGCATTCAATGAAGGCCAACGAAGTATCGGGCTTCGACTTCTTGGAGACATCATGAAGGCTTGCCCAGATCAGTACGTTCAGATGATGAGGGAAAGAAATGAACGAGACAACACAAACATCGCCCGAAGGAGTAACGAGGACACCGACGGGGGAGATAGCACCGATTCCACAGGTGACGGAGCAGAAGCCGACATCGACCCCTACGAGTACACCAGCCCCGGCCCCGCCAACCTCAGAATCGTCCCCGGAAGAACCGAAGACTCTACTGAATGAAGGGGTAAAGCCAGCCGAGGTTAGGGCTCCGGAGAAGTATGAGTTCAAGGCTCCGGAAAGTTGGGAGAAGAACGGTTGGGAACTCGATGGGGAGATTCTAAACAAGGCGACACCGATCTTTAAGGATCTGAACCTGACGCAGGATCAAGCACAGAAGTTGGTTTCGTTCTATGCAGAGACTTCTCAGCGGCAGCATGAAGAATCTGTGAACATGATGAACCAGATGCGAGATGATTGGCGTAAGGAGATTAAGGCCGATCCACAGATTGGTTTCAAGCTCGATTCAGAAGTTAAGCCAACCGTTGGGCGAGCGATTGATATGCTTGGTCCAAAGTTGGCGAACGAGTTTCGTCAGGCAATGGACTTTACTGGCGTTGGGGATCACCCAGCCTTCATTCGGGCCTTCTACGCTCTTGCACAAATGTTGACCGAAGGCGGTCATGTTGCAGCGAGAGGCCCAAGTCGATTCGGGATGCAACAACCGGGGCAGCGGACAGACGCAGCCCATTCGTTGTATCCGAACCTTCCGTGACCGGAGGCCCGCGAGGCGTGGTCGATGGCCGATGAACTGATGCGACAGAAAGGAGCTTGGATCTAAACCTAGGAGGCCACTTTGGCCATTATCGGCGCTACCGCATTAACCTATGCGGATTGGGCGAAGCGACTTGACGACGGCTATCGAGTAGCCACAATCATCGAGCTTCTGTCCCAGACCAACGAGATCCTTGATGACATGCTCGTCATCGAGGGCAATCTCCCAACTGGTCACAAGACTACCGTCAGAACCGGCTTGCCACAAGCAACGTGGCGACTCTTGAACTTGGGCGTTCCCAATGCTAAGAGTACGACAGCGCAGATCGTGGATACCTGCGGGAATCTGGAAACCTACGCTGTCATCGACAAGGACGTTGCTGATCTTAACGGTAACACTGCTGACTTTCGCCTTTCTGAAGTTAAATCGTTTCTTGAGGGCATGTCTCAGCAGGTTGCCGCGACGCTGATCTACGGCAACCAGTTCGCTAACCCGGAACGCTTTACAGGCTTTGCTCCCCGTTACTCCACAGTGACGGCAGCGAACTCCCAAACGGCAGCAAACGTTCTCGATGGTGGCGGCACCAGTACGACGAACACTTCCATGTGGATCGTTGTTTGGGGTTCCGACACTTGCCACGCCACTTTCCCGAAGGGCAAGATCACTGGCTTGCAGCATAGGGACATGGGTGAGTGGCCGGTGTTGGATGCTTCGAATAACACATTTCAAGCCTACCGTGACCACTTCAAGTGGGAAATCGGTCTGGTCTTGAGGGATTGGCGTTATGTCGTCAGAATCAGCAACATCGACGTCACTCAGCTTACTGGAGTATCGGCAGCTAACCTCATCAACCTGTTGGTTCGTGGATTATATCGACTCCCAACGGCTCCGGTTAGTGCAACCACAGTCCAGACGTCTGATACACCTGAGGTTCGAGCCAACATGGGAAGGACGGTTATTTACGCCAACCGCGTTATCCGGACTTACCTCGACCTTCAAGCGATGAACAAAACCAACGTTCTCCTTCGGATTGAGGAGTTCGATGGCAAACCCATCACAACCTTCCGTGGAATCCCGATCCGGACCTGTGATGCGATCCTCAACAACGAGAATAGGGTGGTCTAACATGATTCTCGACAACTTCCTTCAATTCACCAATCCAGCAGTTGTTACCGCCGCTGGAGCGGTTCTTCCTGGCGACAGCTTCGCTACTGGCGGTATCACCGCAACTGGCCCGAGCACTAACATCATCGACCTTCACCTTGCTACTGGCTCAGGCATCCCACTTCTCGCCGCGGGTCAGGGAGCAAGGGACATTGGCATCGGTGATGATCCGGCGATGAAGCTGCTTGTGGAGGTCGTGACTCCTTTCACGACTATCACTTCGCTTTCTGTCGCCCTTCAAGGTGCTCCAGACAATGGCTCTGGTGCTCCAGGCACCTTCGTGACGTGGTGGATCAGTCCAGCCTACGCTCTTGCTACCCTTACTCAAGGGGCAAGGCTGATGGATATGGATATGCCTCGTCCTCCCGACGGAGTCTCCGAACCGAGGTTCCTCCAGCTTAACTACACTATTGTCGGCGCCGTTGCCGCTTCGGCTGGTGGAACCATTCGTGCTTTCATCGTCCTTGATCGCCACGATCAGTTCTACAATGCGACGAACAACGCAATCCTCGGCGGATATCCTCCGGGCATTGTTATCGCCAACTGAGGTGGATCATGAAGAGATGGTCCTCATGGGGAGTGGGGGCGGCTGTTGCTGCCCTTACTGCCGCCATTGTCTACGGACAACAACTTGTCCCAACGACACTGACTGGTAACGAAGTTGCTACGTTTGCTATTGGTGGCCCGGGCGGTCCAAGCACCTTCGTTTCGGTTGCTCAGCTTCGGAACTCTACTGGCTACATCTTGAATGCCGTTACGGCCAGCTTGACGATTCCGAACAACACCAATCGCTTCATCATCACGGCCCAACCGGCTGTAGCTACGATTCTTCTGCCGGTTTCGCCAGTCTTTGATGGATCGATGATCGAAGTCATCAATGGGACGGCCGCAGCCTTCGTGACCAACGCGGTGACGATCCAACCGAACACAGGTCAGACCTTGGTCGGTGGCAACGTCACTATCACTACCCTTGCTGCTGGAGCCAGCGTTGAGTTCCAGTATTCGCTTAGCAACAACACTTGGTACCGACTAAGATGAGATGCTTCGCGGCGCTTCTGGGCCTGTTGCTTGCGTCTACGGCGGCGCAGGCCCAGATTGCTCCAATCGTCTCTGCTGGAGCATTAACAAGGGAAGTCTGTGCAACGCCAACGGTAACGGCAGCAAGTGCCTATGTCGCTGGTAACGTTGTCGGCGGCCTGATCACACTTACCGCCTTCAGATCTTCGGCTCAAGGTGCCCCAGATAACGGTGGCATCATGCAGTCAATCCGAATCACTTCGAAGTCAGTGATTGCTGGTGAAATGGACGTCTTTCAGTTCAACGCGAACCCAACGAACACAACCTTCACTGACAAGACCAATCCAGCAATCAACGCCCTTGACGTTACCAAAGTCCTTCCGATGATCGCAATGGCCACTGGCTCATCGAAGCTCGGAACAATGACAGTTTGGGGCGTCGATGGCCTTGGTAGGGCTCACGTTGGAACGGCAGGGCAAAGCGACTACTTCGTAATGGTCACCGCTGGAACTCCAACCTTCGGGACGACGACAGATGTACAGTTTTGCGCGACGTACCTTCTTGATTAGTGCTTCAGCCTTTGTAGCGACAAGTGCGGAGGCTGGAATCATAATCAGAAGGATCCTCGGTAAGGCTACGGTTGGAGGTGGAGGTGGCCCTCCAGTTGGAGCGACAAGGGTCGATACGACTTTAGCGAATAATCGGGAAGTCACTAACCTCGTCGATATAAGGGTGACCAACTAATGGCAAACGTCCGAATCCAAGACCTGACGGCTGGTCCTGCGGTAATTGCCGCTGCCATCTATGAGATGGAGAATCCGGTTGGGACGAGCACGAAGCAAACGATTACTCAGCTTCAAACCTTCATGCAGGGTAATCTTGCCTCGCCTATTGCCCGACTGGATACAGCAGATCAGACGACAACTGGTGGAAGCAACGTTACCTCGCTTTCTCTTACCACTGGCAATATCACGATTGACTGTGGAGCAAGGCCACTTCAGTTTATCACGGCCAATACTGCCGCTTGGACCATCACGGCTCCGGCTAATGATGGAAGTTGTATGCTTCTTATCACTATGCCTGCTGCTTCTGGCGTGGTGCCGACTTTCTCAGGCTTTAGTGTTGGCAGTAATACTGGTGATACTATCACTAACGCTGCCAATGCTAAGTTCACTTTGAGTATCTGGCGAATCAACGCAATCTCAGGGTACCGCGTAGCGGCTCATCAATGATTAAACCACTTCATCCACCGAACTTTATGCCTGGGGTCCATGACCCATCGGTGGCGGCGTGGATCAATGCAGTTGCGATTGCTGGCGGAACAGTTAGTAATCAACGACGGAACCTTGTTGATGATCTTATAGTAGGCTTAAAGAGTGATGGGGTTTGGCCAAAGCTTGATCGGCTATGGATTTATGCGGCAGAGAATCAAGGGGCCGCTTTGACCGACATGGCTCTTTTAGCTAAAGCGACAGCTATTGGTGGACCACCATTTACTGTGGATCGAGGCTTTGCAGGGCAGCTTACCGCTTATCCGACCGCTTACATAGATAGTGGCTTTAGGGAGCAGGCTGGCGTAGCGTTTAAGCTGAACGATTGTCATATTGGTGCTTGGGCCGTTACGACTTGTGCTGGCGGTTATATGGTGGGGCAGATCGGCCACGCAGCGGATACGACGAGTTCGATCCTTGATAATGGAACGCTGATTCATATTGACTGTACGGATTCAACCGGCAATGGGCCCAACTTCACCTATACGGCGGGACAGAACCTTGGACACTTCGTGGGTTGCCGCACTAGCTCAACAGCACTCCAGCTATATCACAACGGCGCTTCTGTCGGTACGGCAAGTAGCACAAGTGGCTCGATTACTAACGTTAGTTGGACTTGGTCAGTTACTTGTATCGACGATCATAGTGCTGGACATGTGTCGGAGAATGGAAGCACTGGTATCCTTGCAGCGGTTAGTGCAGGAGGAAGTCTAACCGCGGGTGATGCTACTAACTTTTACAACCGCCTTCGTACTTACATGACGGCCGTAGGCGTTCCATGATTCCGCAATTTGTACCAACTGCATTTATGCCACAACCGGCCGCTGGTGGTGCTTATAGCGGGCCGGGCGATGTGGTGAGTGGCGCTACCGCCTGGTGGGGCCTGCGCGGATATAATGCTGCCGTCAGTAATGGCAGCACTAAAAGCGTGAATGTGCGTCGTTCGTCTGACAACACTACGCAGGATTTTGTCATTTTATCTAATGGCAATCTAGATGTTGCTTCGATTTCTTCATTCATTGGCGGCGGCAACGGTTTTGTTACCACCCTCTACGATCAGTCCGGCACCAATAATTTGACACAGGGGAACGCGGCTAATCAGCCGCAATTGATTCTTTCCGGCCTGGGAAGCCTGCCGATCATGCAATCGACGGGCAGTCAATTTATGTTTGTTACCACATCGACCGTTGATACTCAGCCGTTCACCGCGTCAGCGGTTGCGATCAGAACGGGCTCTTTCACCTCTAGCGGCATGTGCCTTACCTCGCAATCGCCGTTCGTACAACTTGGATTCCAGAGCGTCGCCAATACGCTACATTTCTTTGCCGGGACCGACATCAATGTTTCCGCGAACGACAACGTATGGCGGTCGCTTAATGCCGTTTATAATGGCGCATCCAGTGTTCTTTATGTGGATGGTACGGCCAACAGTGGTAATGCCGGAACTAACAATTGGGGCAGCGCTGGCACCACTTGGGGATTTATGGGTTTTGTTGGCGGCAGCTATATTTTGAACGGCGATCAAACCGAGGGCGGCCTCTGGCCGATAGGTTTCAGCGCGACGCAAGCGGCAAACATGAGCACCAACCAGCACAGCTATTGGGGCTTCTAACATGACACCAAATGACCGCTTCCTTCTGTTCAAGAATATCGATGACGCAAAGGCCCGCTCTGCGGAAGCAGCAACCGGCCTCAACTGGCGCCACGCCGACCACGACACGATCGGCAGCTATTGGTGGGAAACCATCGAGCTGACCGACGGCCAAGGTGCCGTGGTGATCCAGCCGACCGGCTCGGGACCGTTCGATGAGAGCCACACGCTTGACGATGGCACCACGCACGGACTGACCGATCAAGAAGTCAAGAAGCTGAATTCTTACTCTGATATCGAGCATCTACTTCCACCACCTCCAACGCGACCATAGGAGAATCCCATGGCTAGAATGCGCCTACAACAAGCTGCTGTTCTCGATCATATCAAGCGAAAGGTCGGGCAGACCGTTGCTGACACACCCGGGAATGCCCAAGCGGGAGACATCGTCTGGACGAGCCTTAGCGCCGCGACTTGGGCACCATACATGATCGCCCTTGACGCTTCTGCGACGACGATGATGAACGCCTCTCGCTTCGCTAATACTCCTGCTCCAAGGCCGGATGGCGTTACAAGTGTAGAGGGATAACATGGCCAGATGGAAGCTGAAAGCTCCTCACTACATCCTGATTCAAGGTAGTGAGTGGCAATACATCGAGACTGACCTTCAAACTGGAAGGCAGATGAGAAAGATGTATGCCGTCCCGGCACTTCTCGATCCGAATCAACCTGGGAATTCACAGGAGAGGCCAAATGACGGAGCAGGAGGATACACAGTCTGCTACGAAGGAAGAGGACAGCCCAACGATTACGTCTTCGCAGGTGATCCAACACCGGATATGGAACCTATTGACGATGAGGCAAAGGTCATCTCAGCGTCGAGGAAGGAGTTCTGGAAGCATCCCATTGAGGATCTGCCAGTATCCTATAGCCAGTCCATACTTAATGATCTTCAGCGACAAGTCGCAGACCTAGCGGTAGCTGGAATGAATGTGACGCCGATAAACCAGCCACCAAGGTCGCTCAAGGGGATTGATCCAAGTGAGTTCGCAAAGCTTCAAGAACAGGTTCAAGCTTTGATGGAAGCGAACGCTCAGCTTCAAAAGAAACTGATGGAGCGAGGTACTAGGAGGATCTGATGCCTCAGATAGCATTTCTGGCTGGAGGCTCTGGTGCGGTTGGCCCAACCTCCGGTGGGAAGATACATGCTAACAACAACTTGAGTCCGACACCGCAGCAACTTGTCGGAGGGAATCCGCAAAGGGTAAGCATCACCTTCCATAATCCGGGGCAGGTTGATGTGATGATCTACCCTGGGGCCGACTGGCAAGGGAATCCGATAGCTGCGACTCCAACAGCACTTGGCGGTTGTCTTAGGGTACCTTCGGTTAACGGGTACTTGCTAATCACTGGAGAATGCCAAGGATCTTGGTTTGGCTTTACCCTTGCTGGTCCAGGCGGGAATCCGTTGACCATTATGGAGAGCAATATATGAAGAAGCTAGCTCTTCTTGCACTGCTGCTTTCCACTTCTGCCCAGGCTCAAGTTATTGGGTCGCCCCCGGGTCAGTCAACGGCTGGTGTTCCAATCATTTCAACGCAACCGAATGCTTATCCTTGTAGCCCGCAAGTCGCTGACCCGCCTATTGGCTGTAGCTTTCCTCTTTGGCAGTATCCATTGATATCCGGGATTACCTCTCCCGGCTTTACCGGCCATGTAATGACCACGCTCGATCAGAACGTGGTCTTTGGTGGAAACAATGTTTATCCTTTCGGGGTTCTCGGTCAGAATCCGTATGTTCAAGGGACTAACGTACATGTTCTCAATTCTGCCGTTGGTCGGGTTCATGCACTTCGGTTCACCTCGGCTTCACTGACTGGATCTCCGATAACCATTAGCTTTCAAGATACCAGCACTAATAACGTTGATAGCGCAAACGGGCTTTGTGCTAACATTCGAGCTAACCCGACATTGTTCAATGCTCAGAGCTTGCCAGTAATCTGCGATCCGGTTACTGGTGGCGGAACGATGAACGTTCAATGGGACGCTCGATATACCGACCTGATGGTAACGGACGTTTCGACTCCTCCTGCATCTATTACTGTTCCAACACTGATACGGGCGATAGATTTCATCACGATAAACTTCGGTCGATATATCCCTGGATATGCTGCTGCTCCTGGCGATGCGAGCGTCTGCATTCAGCTTGTTGGGCAAACCATCAATGCTGTTTCATCTATTGATGCACAGATCTGTAGTCAGATTAACGGTGGCGTTAATGATGCTGCCTTTGCTACTCGAAGAACTTCTCTCTTCCTTACGAATGTGTACAATGGGGCTTCTCAAGTAGAAATTGGCCTTTCCAACGGAATGATCTTGTATGGCGCTGGCAACGCCCTTCCGACTGGTGGTTATATAGGGCCTGGAACAATCAATGTACCCGGCGGGTTTTATGTTAATGGCTCTCTGGTTACTGGCGGTGGAGGTGGGACTCCGGGAGGGCCAGCAAGCTCAGTTCAGCTTAATAGTGGAACCGGCTTTACTGGCTCTGCTAATCTTGAGTTCGATGGAGTCGGCCTTCTTGGCATAGGCACTTCTGGAACTTCTACAGGAAGGATAAATCTTTCCGGAGCAACTAGTGGAGTTGTGACCTTCCAAGCACAGGCTGTTGCAGGTACTTGGACATTCCAGCTTCCGGCTAACGCTGGAACGAGCGGGCAAGTCTTACAGACGAATGGGGCTGGCGTTACGTCTTGGACAACAGTTACTGGCGGCGGTGGAGGCACTCCTGGTGGGGCTAACGGAGCAGTCCAGTTTAATAATTCTGGGGCCTTTGGCGGTGTCCCTGCGTTTCAGTTTGATGGAATCGGCTTACTTGGCATTGGTACGGCTGGAACTACGTTGGGAAGGATAAATCTTTCTGGGAATACTAGTGGGACTGTGACAGTTCAACCGCAGGCTGCGGCAGGTACTTGGACTTTTCGCTTACCAAACTCCGCTGGAACCTCGGGTCAAGTTCTTCAGACGGATGGAACGGGAATAACCTCTTGGGCCACTGTGGCCGGAGGTGGCGGAACTCCAGGAGGACCAAGTGCATCTATTCAGTTTAACAATGCTGGAGCATTTGGAGGGAGTGCTAATGCTACTTTGGATAGCAGCGGCAATATTACCGCTGCCGGCACGGTAACTGCAAATGCTGCGACTGTTTCTCCAGGCAATCTTGTAATGGGCTCTGGAGCGTTGGCTCAAAGTGCAACAAGTGGATTCATCTATACCAATACGATGGTTGGTTCTCCAACGGGAACACCAACGGCAATTACTGGAAGGGCACCACTTGCGTTCGATTCATTCTCGAAGGTACTTTGGGTTTACACTGGTGGTGCTTGGGCCTCGCTTGGACAAGGTGGTTCCTGGGTTACCTACACATCGACGGTAACTTGTCAGTCTGGTGGCCCACCGACGCTTGGGACTGTGGTTGCTCGGGAAATGGTGGTTGGTAAGACTGTATACTATAACATTGTTATTCCGGTCACTAATATTGGCACTTGTGCCACCTCTATGGAAGCGACTTTGCCAGCGACTACTCAGACTTCTTCGGATCAATTCTGTGGGGCCGGGGCCGATGCTGGGAACGCATATACTCTCTCTGTGGTATGTGGCCCTGGTTCAACCCAAGTTATCATTAGGAAGTATGATGGGACTTTTCCTGCTAACAATTCCTCCATTCTTGTCGTTGGAGGTGTATATGAGAGCAGTTAGTCTGGGAGTAGCTCTTCTATTTACTTCTGGCGCTTTAGCACAAGAAGCTCCAACTTTGATGGAACTTCAACAGGCTAATCAATTCGTTGCTACTGAACTTGGTCAAACCAAGATCACATTGGCTGTAATGTACGCTAGAGTTCAGATTCTACAGGCAAAGATAAAGGAGTTAGAAGATGCCAAGCAAAAGCCCTGCTCAAGCTCGCCTGATGGCGGGAGCAGCCCACAGCCCAGCGTTCGCTAAGAAGGTTGGAGTGCCGCAGAACGTGGCAAGAGAGTTCAACCAAGCCGATGCTGGAAAGGGAATCTTGAAGAAGAAGAAACCGGCGCCGAATGCGGAGAAACGCTAATGGGCGTAAGGGATCGCGACCATAAGATGGAAGCCGATGAAGTCGTACCGGAACGGATCTGGCGTTTAACGATGCACTACCATGACTTGATCTATATCAAGTATTACTGGGAGAGTATCGGGCAGCAAGCTCCACAGACCTTTCTCGAAGAGATGGAGCGAACGAATAAGAGGCTCCATGAGTATCTCGAAGTAGAACGGAATCAGGGTGGGGCATATCACGAAGCGGGATTAAAGGAGAAGATAGATGAAGCAAGGAAGAGCAGGTAAGGAAGTGACCTTTCACAAGGTCGCTCATCCAAGTACGAAAGCCGTTGACCCTGGCGGGGCAGACCAGCTTGGTCAGGCAATGGCTGATAAGATGCGTGAAGGACATCATGTTCCGGGGAATTCGGCGGAACGGTTGTTCATGGGGAGGGGATATGAAGGACCAAAGCCACCTGCACAAGCTGCTGGTCCTGGTGGTGGAAGAGTTGTGCATAAATCTGGAAGTCAAGGGAGACACTAATGTCAGTCGATTGGAACAAAGCATACCTTCTACTGGATGTGGTGGAGAAGAGTTTCGGCCATCCACAACTGAAGCTATTGCACGATGAGGCTTTACAAGAGCTTCAGGAAATGTGCGATGAGATTACTGCCGATCAGCCGAAGCCACAACCGACAGCGGCGGCAGCGAAGACACCTGAAAGGAGAATGTGATGGCGAGAGAAATCCTTGGGGAATATGGACCCGAGCGTAGCACTGGTCCTGCTTCACGTCCTGGCGGTGTTATGAGAGCAAGGGACGTGATGAACTACAAGCCACCGCAAGGCCCAACGAATATCAATGATCCGAAAGGTCCAGGGTTGCATGGCCATGACTGCGGTAACATGAATAGGCCAACGGTAGATCGTGACGATACTAGCGGTAGCGCTGGCCTTCACGGAACCAATAAGGGCAACGATGGCTCACAGAGATGACAGTAGAGGTCGATATCGTCAATCGTGCTCTGCAAATCATCGGAACGCGAACAACAGTAGCATCCCTTACTGAGCAGAGCAACGAAGCGATCCAGGCGAACATAATCCTGGAGCCATTGCGTGACGCCTTGTTACGCATGGCTCCATGGAATTGTGGGACTATTTACAACAATCTGGTGCTGATAACAGCAACGCCTGGAACGCCAGAGAATCCAAGTGTAGGACCACAGACAACGTGGCAGAGGGGAATTCCACCGCCACCGTGGGCATACGAGTATCAGTATCCAGTAGATTGTCTGAGGCCAATCTATATCATACCACAATTCTCTACCGGGTTTGCTTCAGGTATTCCGATTACTACGGCTGTAACCGGCGCAGCTCCGGCCTTTTGGCTTGGGCCACCGCAGAAGTACAAGGTCGCGGTCGATCAGTTCTTTATGGTTCAAGCGGCAACGGTTGCTAATTCTGGAACCAATTATCAGGTTGGCGAAGTTATAACCTTAGTTGCTCCACCGCCAGCCACACCTCCATCTTTAGGAATTCCTATCCCTGGCGGTGCTCCGGCCCAGCTTGTAGTTCTAACGACTGGAGTTGGACAAAGCGTTGCTACGGTTGGGGTTGTACCCCAGATCATTGGAACAGCTGCACTAGCTCTTGGAGGAAGCTATCTCCATAACCAACAGGTGCAACCGATTGGACAAGCATCTTCGACGAACTTTGGAACAGGCGCAACCTTTAATTTGACGTATAGCTCGGTAATTCCAAATCAGGAGCAAAGGGTCATTCTAACCAATCAGGAGTTCGCTACCCTTTGTTATGTTCGACAGGTCCAGAACCCAAACGTAATGGACGAGAACTTCCTTGAAGCTTGGGCTGGAATAGTTGGGGCAAGACTGGCAATTCAGCTTACTGGCGATAAGGCAATGGCGAATATGGGCGTTGCCCTCGCCAATAACCTGATTACTGAGGCAAGAAAAGCAGATGCAAACGAAGGATTGACTATTAATGATGTGACGCCGGACTTTATCCGAACTCGTGGGATCTATTATCCAACTTGGGAGATAAGTCCGAATATCCAGTTTGATTGGGGACCGATGTTTGCGAGCTATTAATGGCCCAACCAGTTATTCAACATGCCTTTAATACTGGCGAATGGGCACCGGCGCTCAACGCTAGGGTGGATCTTCAGAAGTACCACCGTGGCGCGGCAACAATGCGGAACTTTTATGTCGATTACCGTGGAGGTGCTAGCACTAGGACTGGAACTAAATTTGTTGCTCAGGTAGGTCTTCCGGGCTTCGCGGTCAGGTTGATTCCATTTCAGGCTTCGTTCGAAATCTCGTATGTTATTGAGTTTGGGAATGGGTATATTAGGTTTGTAAGCAATGGCAATTTGGTCTTAGAGAAGGCTCTTCCTATAACCGCTGCGACAACGACGAATCCGCTTACCGTAACGGCTACTGGAGCCGGGAGTCCATATACCCTTCCGGACGGTACTGTCGTTCCTGCTTACCAAGCCGGAGACAATATTATCATTACTGGCGTTCAAGGAATGACTCAGCTTAACGGACGCAATTTCTTTGTTGGCGGTGTGGCTGGCGATGTCTTAACCTTGTTTACTCCGGACACTCAAACGAATGTGGATGCTACCGGATATACTCCCTTTACCAGCGGAG